TCATGGCCTCCAAGGTTGAATAATATTCATGAGGTCTGGAATCCTTCTCAATGGGGTGTTGACATCTTTCAAGAGTGTGGTGTCAAGACTCCAATAGAGATTGTGAATTTAGGAGTTGAAAGAGACAGGATACACTACATTGACAGAAGAGAGTCAACAGACCCATTTGTATTTGGGTGGATGGCTAACAATGCCAATGATAATAGAAAAAATCTCAGCATGGTTATCCAGGCCTGGATGGAGCTTTTTGGTAACAAGCCAAACCTACCTGTAGAGCTTTGGATAAAGACTAGACTGGGTCACACAGGTAGCTTTCCAGATGATGATAGGATTGTAGTGATAGCAGGTGAGTGTGACAATGCTCTCATGGATAGAATCTTCTCCTATGTAAACTGTTTTGTATACCCAAGTAGAGGAGAAGGTTGGGGCAGTCCACCTCTGGAAGCTATGGCCACTGGCTGTCCAACCATACTCACAAATTGGTCTGCTATGACTGAATACATTTCTCCAGACATCTGTTATCCCTTGGCTGTAAGTAAGCTGGTTAAAATTCCTAGAAATACAGGTGATTATCCTATTGAATATTTTGGACAAGATGTGGGCAGTTGGGCAGAACCTGACTATGGTCACTTGTGTGCTTTGATGGAAGAGGTTTACACTCACTATGATGAGGCTCTAGAGAAGGGTTGGCAGGCTTATAAAACCATTAAAGAACAATATAATTATAGCATAGTCTGTGACAGAATTCATGCTTTACTTTCTTCCAAGGTATAAGTTTAGATAAAGGATGAGGTGTTAAAAGATGCTGATAGTAAATGACAATTTTTGGAATAGGTCTAAGGCTAGGAAACAGAAAAAAATTGTCAGACCAGAATTAAGAAAAATGGACAGTGAATCTGTGGTTGAAGCCAAAAGGTTAAAGAAAAGCCAGAGGAGGAAAGGGTCATGAGTAAGGTTGAGCACATCTTTGTACAGAAAGATTTGTCATTTGCTGATGGCATTTCAGCAACCAACAGCTTTTCTCCTTCTTCAGAACACCTGAAGATTATCAATAAATATACACTGGAACCTGTAACAGCAGACCAAGTTGTAGCTTTTCCAATTAGAGCTATGAATAATTCCATTGATAGAGATTGGGATATGTTCAGCACAGCTTGTATTAACAAACTTGTTGGTAACAAGAAAGCACCTGGGCCTCTAGGTAAACCTTTCATATGTTCTCATTATCCTGATGACCTTGCCAATGGTAGAATCTATTTTGCTGAGAAAGAGACTCTTGGTCAAGTTGACCATCTTAAGCTTTGGGTTTACATACCCAATACAAACCAATATCAAGATTTTATTGAGAACATTCTTTATGGAGTCTATTGGGCAGTAAGTGTTGGAGTGTCAATTTCTAAGGCTGTGTGTAGTGTGTGTGGTGTATTGTGGCCAGACCATTTCAGTATGTCTTGTGACAATAGTCATATCAGAAGTCAGAAGTATGATGGCACTTTGTGCTATAGAAGTATTGAGGAGGTTTTGGAGTTTTATGAGCTATCATCTGTTTACTTAGGAGCCCAATATGGGGCAGAGGTAGTAAAGAAGATGGTTTGTGAAGAAGGCAGAACCTTAGACATAATCAGGAAGGCTATCAAGGAAGTGAATGACAAAGATGAAGAAGCAGAAGGTGTAAAGCCAGAGGCTGAAATCAAATCTGTTGTGCCTTTCAAATCCTTTCCTCTAGCTGACCCTGATGAGAGTTGGTCATTCTCTAGTGCTGATGGTAATGAGTTACTTGGAGACCCACCTGACTGGAAGAAATTTGCTTCAGCATATACCTGGTTTGATGAGGATAATAAAGAAGCAAAAACTTCCTATAAGCTTCCACACCACAAGCTGATTGATAGCTCTATTAAAACTGTTTTGAAAGGAGTTATGGCTGCTGGTGGTGCATTGATGGGAGCCAGGGGTGGTGCTTCTATTCCTGCTGATGAGGTAGAAGGTTGTAAAGCTCACCTTGGTAAGCACTATAAAGAGTTTGACAAAACTCCTCCATGGGATGTTAGCAAGATAGTAGCTTTAATAGATGAAGGTGCTGTATTGGAGTTATCGGAAAATTGTGATTATATAACTATCACCAAAGGAAAGAAAGTATGGGAATTTGATGGTAGCAAAATAATCCGCAAGGAGGTAAGACAGATGAGTGAAGAGATGAAGAAACTTCAGAAAGATTTGGAGACAAAAATTGAAGAGGCCTCTGCATTTGAAACAAAACTTGCTCAGGCAGAGGAATCACTTGTTAATGTAACAAAGGAAAAGGATGCTCTCACTAAAGAGCTTAACAAAGCCAAGGCTGATGTTGATGCCAAGGAGAAGGTTGTTGAAGCTTTTATTGAAGAGAAGAAGGCTGAGGTTATTAGGTGGTATAAGCTGGCCAAGAGTGAAGAAGGCAAAGAAGTTGATACCACTGTTTTGATGAGACTGCTTGAGAAGTGTGGAGATGACCCTGAGTTGCTCAATCAGCTTGGGGAAGATTTCAAAGAGCAGGCAGAGAAAATCTTTCCTCCAGAGGTAAGAAGGTCATCTGTTGAAGACACAGATGGAGTGGAAGACAAGGATGCTACTGATGAAACTAACCCTAGTGATACTACAGACAATGGTGTTGCTAATTCTATTCATGGTTAAAGGAGGTGTGTGAGGATGGCATCTATAACTTATGGTGGAGCTGTACCTAACAAAGGTGTAAATCTTACCTGTGTTGGCAATACACAGCTTGATGTTGGTGACTTTGTAGAGATAATGGGAGCATATGAAGTTGACCTTCCTACTGCTCGTGCAAGCCTCTCAATAGCTGGTTATATTATTGTAGCCAATGCAGCTGCTGGAGAGGATGTTACTGTTGCTAGTAGGTTCAACTCTGTTGAGACCTTTACTGCTGGTGGAATCATAGCTGCTGGTAAGCCTGTAGTTGTTGGCACCAATGGTAGAGTCTATGCTTATGACCCTAGCTCATCGCCTGGGTCTGCTGATGATTGCTGTGCTATCATTGGTATTGCTTTGACTGCTGCTGCTGCTGCTGGTTCTCTTGATGTTGGTGTACTTTAAGGAGGTGACATAGAATGAGTATCAAAGTTACAAAAGAGCTTGGGCCTAAGGCACTGCACTTTGAGATGCAGGCAATGAGGTCACAGGGTAAAGACATTACTCTGAAAGACTATCTGCCAAAGAAATTTGGTGAAGAGATAACACCTGAGCAGTACTATGGTAAGTTGCACATCAATCTTGCTGAGATGACTGTTGAGAAGCTTCTGACTATGGATGGAGATGCCAGGTGGCTTTTCCCTGAGATATTCAGGGATGCTATCCGCAAAGGTCTGGCTTATGCCCCATTCTACAGCAAGCTGGTTGTTGGAGATGAGACTATTGCCAATACTGGTATTACCATGCCATGGTACAATGCTAGTGAAGCTGCTATGAAAGAAGTCAATGAGGGTGCTGACATAACCACTGGCTCTATGACTTGGGATAGCAAACAGGTGACTATTAAGAAGCGTGCACGTGGGCTTATGCAGTCTTATGAGTCTATCATGTTCACTCCTATCAAGCTTGCCTCAATTTACTTTGAGGACTTGGGTATCCAGCTGGGTGCTGAGCTTGATGCTGACCTAGTTAGCATTGCTATCAATGGTGACCAGGCTGATGGCTCTGAAGCTGCTATTGTGATGGGTGTTGCTACTCCAAACACTTTGGCTTACAGTGACATTGTCAGAGCTTGGGTGCGCCAGAATAGGATGAATAGGCCTAGCAGAGCTATGCTCACAAATGAAGAGACTGCTGTCACAATCCTTAACATGGCAGCATTTCAGCTTCCTGTTAAGTCTCTTGGCAGTCCACTGGTTGAGCTTAACCTTCAGTCTGCTCTGCCTGCCAATCAGGATTTGTTTGTGCACAGTGATGTGCCTGATAGTCAGATAATCATGATTGATAACACCAAGGCCTTTGTGCAGCTGACTGCTATGAAGCTGCTTATTGAATCTGAGAGGCTTGTTAACAAGCAGCTCAATGGTCAGTATGCAAGCATCATAACTGGCTTTGCCAATATCTTTGCTGATGCTAGGATAATCCTTGACTACAGCACTGATATTGATGTTAACCCTGGCCCCACTCCTATGTTTGGGTAGAAGGGTGATGATGGGATTATGGCAATAGTTATCCCTGTTGAGAAGCTTCTGAAAGGCATACAGACTTTATCAAGCAAAGGCCCAATATGGGTTAAGCTCAGGGATGAAAATACTTGCTATAAAGACAGGGATACTGGCTGGGTTATAAAAGGCTCTGAATCTAAAGAGCTTCCAATTGGCCCAACTGGTGTCCCTGTTCAATCCCTTCTAGCTTGTGTGAGAGCAGGAAGGTTTGTCAAAGTAGAATCCCCAAAAGGCAGTAACACTAAAAGCAAAGCTGATGACCTTATAGAGTACATACTCAGAGAGACTAGAGGAGATAGTCTAGAGGAAGGCCTAATGTGATGCTATTAGGAGCCAGGAGAGGCTGTCTAAGGACAGTTAAGCTACAGGTGTGGATAAGAGTACACAGTAAAAACAGAGGCCTTTAGAAAGCCTCTATGGCCAACAGGAGGCACAGCTGATGTCCCTGGTAATTGTTGATGATATCCTAGAAGAAGGTGGGTTCAGCTATACTGATTTTAAGTTTGCTGACAATACCTCTTTCAGAAACTGGATAAGCAAAAGAATTACATGGATTGATGCCAAGATTAAAACCCTTGTTGGTGATGACACTTATGCTGCTGCTTGTGATGACATTAAGTTTGCTGAGATGTATTGGGTCATCAGCAGCATGCTTAGAAAGAGACAAGTGAATATAGCATCTGGTATTGAGGGTGGCTTTGCTATTGGTAGCTTGAGAATAGATAATGCTAGCACTGCAGCTAGAGGTCTGGTAGAAATCACACAAGACCTTTTCATAAAAGCTCAGACACTTCTTGCTCCATATGCTCCTTTAACAAGAGCAGACTTTTTAGTTGTGGCAGATGAAGAGCTTGATGAGGATGAGCTGTTACTTCCTCCCAATAGATTCTGGTTGAGGTATGGTGGATGAGTAGAGCACTTGCTTTCAAGGCAAAATTAGAAACCTATGGTAGCACTATAGTGCTCAAGTCTTTAGCTACAGAAAAGTGCACTTGCTGGCAATATGGTTATCCTAACAAAGACCACACACCTTGTGGTGGTACTGGTTACCTAAATGCTGGAGAAGATGAGACTGTCAAAGCTTTTATTTTTCCAACTTCAGATAGTCAGAAGGAGTATGTGGCAGATGTTGGTGTTGCTAAGGCAGGTTCTTGCAAGGTGTATCTTTCTCCAGATGTGGATTTGTATGTTTACAAGGAAATGGTTTGGGATAGTGTCACTTACAGAATAGCTGACAGAGATAGGGTCACTATTGTAGATGAAATTATCTACAAGTCATTTACTGCTGAGAGGATAAGCTAATGATGTTGATGAGCATATCAAGCAATATTGATAAGATGGCTGCTCAGATGGCAGGCTTTGGTTCAAAGTTTGATATGAGAGTGGATAGGGCTGTTGGTAAAGCTGCCAAAGAATTTCTGAAAGATTGTATAGCTGAGATTGATGCTCTTATCTATAGTCAGAAAGGTTCATCTGTCTACAAGAGAACAAAGAATCTTAGAAGAAGCCATCACATAAGAAGAATTGTTCTAGGTATTTGGCTTGTATTCAATGATGCTGATTATGCCATACCTGTCCATGATGGTTGGTCAAATAGGAAAGGTGGCAGCATGCCTGCTAGGTCTTGGATGGAAATAGCCAAAAGGAAAAATGCACAGAAGTACAAGAATACAATTGCTGATGACATAAAGGATATATTTGAATGAAAATAGAGAAACATTTTGCCATACTTGAAGATGGTCAAGAGACTGTGGCTGAAATACTTACTACCTTTGTCTACAAAGAAGACATCTATATAGCACTTCACATAGCCTCTACAGATGCCATAAAGCTCTATCAAGTTTTACCTAGAGGCCTGAAAGATGCACCAAAACCAGTGCTTAGAGATTTTCTTGATTACACAGCAAGTCAGAGTATCAAGCCAAAGCTGAAGAAGAAGTGGAGCAGAAATGCTTGACCATGACATAGTGCTGAACACAAATGAAATTATAGAGCTTTTGATAAATGGTTATGCTGACCCTGCTGTTGTTGGTATAAAAGCCAAAATGCAAATTCTGTTTCCAACAAAACCTCTAACCATAACAGCTTCAAATCCTGATTACTTGCAATCAGGTCAAAGCAACTTTACAGCAGAACCAGAAAAGCCTTACATAACTATAACAAATCAAGATACAGTCCCAGTGATGCTTTTCAAGGAGGATGCTGTCCCATCAACTTCAGACATGATAGGCTGGACAGACCAGCACCTATTTAGGTTTGATGTTTGGGGGAGGACACCACCAGAGACAAAGGATATTGCTGATGGACTAAAAGTTGTACTCAAAAGAATGCAAAGAGAGTTGTGGAAGAAGTTAAGAGTCAAACTTGCCTTCTCAGGGACAGTAGAAGCTGTAGGTGAAGGAGGCCTCCCTAATTTCTATCACAAGTATCTAACTGCTGATGTGTTTGTGTTTCAATTGAAGGAGGTTTGAAATGGCTCTATATCAGCCGATGCATGGTTGGGATGCCACCATACTTATTGCTGGTAGTGGTGAAGTATCCTATGAAGATGCCAGTGAAATATATGGTGTCAAATTTAGTGAAGATTGGAACCTTGATAAGAGGAAGCAGCTTGGAGTTAAGCAGCATGAGTCAATGCCTGGAGTTTATGAAGCTAAAGGTACTGCCACTGCATACTTCCTTACTTCAGCAATGGTATCTCAGCTGTATGGTATTACCAATATTACTACAGATAGGTCACATGCTGACAGAGTACCTGAAGAGTTTGACCTCAAGATTGATTTTGAGGATTTTCCTATTCAGGTAAAAGATGCTGGAAGTGGTAGCCCAACAGGAGCAGTTAATCTTATTGGTTATCTCCTTAAGGGGTGTATACTTGGCAGTGATGCTTTTGAATTGAAGGATGGAGAGTATGTTGAGAAACCTCTTGAGTTCAGCATCACTGACATTGAAGATATATATGATGTTGATTAATGTCTTTTGAAAGGAGAGTAAAATGACACAAGACATTATTACACTGGGTGAAGATTATGGTTACAGGTCTAAATCAGCCCCACCATTGACAGATGATGCTGGTGAAGAGTATGTGCCAGAAGAGGCAATGGATGAGCTTCCAATTGTGAAGCTTGATGATTGGCTTTCTCCTGATGCTGAAAGACCAACTAAGTGGGTAGAGCTACCTGGTAGGAGTAGCAGGATACTCATTCAGGCTATGACTCAAAAGGAGTTCAAAGAGATAAGAAGGAAAGCACCCATGATTAGGTCTGGCAAAGGTGAGAAGAGTAAAATTGTCAAGAATGAAGATTGGATTCAGAATCAAGTTATATTGGCTAATGTTATTGAGCCAAAGATACCTAAAGCATCATATCTTGAGAATGCTCTTGCTGGTGATGTTGCCTTCCTTGTGATGCAGATAACAAAACTGTCTGGCTTTGATGTTGAATCTGTAATGCGTGATGCCTTGGAATTATAAAGAAAGGGATTAGGAATGAAGACAAGGTATCTGGTTACATCTTTCAGGTCTGTTTCTTGGCAGATAAAATGAAAGTGAAACCATCAGAAATATACTCAACATGGTCAGATAGAGATGTTGGTCTAATGCTGGCATATTACCAAGTCAAGGCTAAGGCTCAAGAGGAAGCAGCAAGAGGTTAGAGTTATGGCCTATGGTTCAATAGAGTATCTCATAAGTGCCAAAGATGAAGCTACTAGAGTAATGACTGGTGTAGCTAATTCTATGGGCACTATGGGTAAAGCTACTTCTGCTTTGAATAAACAGCTATTGGGTGTTGGGGCTGCTGGTGTAATAGCTGGTGGCCTCATGCTCAAGGCACTTGGTAGTGCTGTTGATGCTGCCAGAGAATTTGGTGGCAAGATGAATGAGATTTGGACTCTCATGGATGGCACTTCAGGGAAGTATATCAAAGCTCTTGGTGATAAGGTTCTTGATTTATCTACAAGAGTACCACAGTCAGCTTCCACTCTAGCAGAAGGCCTTTATTGGGTCACATCTGCTGGCTTTGCTGGAGCAGAAGGTTTGACTGTACTTGAACAAGCTGCTAAGCTGGCAGTGGCAGGTCTAACTGATACAGGAGTTACAACTGATGTATTGGCTAAGACTCTTAATGCCTATGGTTTAGAAGCATCAAAAGCAGGTCAAGTAAGTGATGTCATGTTCCAGACAGTAGCTATGGGCATGACTAGAATGGAGGATTTGGCACCAGCTTGGACTATGGTAGCAGGTTTAGCTGCTACTGCTGGCATAAAAGTTGAAGAGCTTGGAGCTGCTTTTGCTACTATGACTAGACAAGGTCTACCTGTAAGGGTTGCTGGCACTGCTATAAGAGCTACAATCAATGATTTGCTTGGCCCATCAGAAGGCCTTATTCAAGTTTGGGGTACACTCTCAGACAAGACAATTCAAGTGGCACTTCAGCAAGAAGGTCTAACAGGTGTACTAGGAAAACTTCAAGGTTACTTTGGAGTACAGACAGCAAGCCTTAAAGAGGTGGCAGCAGCAGCTGGAGATGATGAAGAGCAGTTTCTAGCTTTGGCTGAAGCTAAAGGTCTTGTATCCACTGAAATGAAGAAGATGTTTCCAAGCTCAAGGTCACTTGTTGGTATGCTCAATCTTATGGCTAATGGTGGAGCTACTTATACTGAGATGATGGGTAAGATGGGTAGCTCTACAGGAGTGACAGAAAGAGCTTTTGCCAAAATGACTAATACACTTGGTGCTAAAATGCAGATACTTGGCAATGTATTTAAGGTGTTTGTTATTGGTGTTGGTAATGCTCTTATCCCAGCACTCAAGTGGCTTGCTGACAAGCTAAAGATTGTAGCTGATTTTTTTAGCAAACTTCCAGAACCTGTGAAAAAGTTTATTGGTATAGGAATGGCTATTGTTGGTGTGACTCTAGCTATAGGTGGTCTTATAGCAATCATTGGAGCTATTGGGCCAGCAATTGGAGCTGCCTTGGCAGGAGCAGCAGCACCTATTGGAATCTTCATAGCTATTATGATAGGTGTTGTAGCAGTCATATCTCTGATTGTTAAATACTGGGACAAGATTAAGCCTGTTGTAACCAATCTTTGGAATGCTATCAAACCCATTTTAGTTGAATGGTGGAACAAGCTTAAGGAGATAGGGCAAGCAGTCTGGAAATGGTTAGGAGAGGCCTGGCAGAAAGTCAAAGGCCCATTGCTATCAGTCCTTAAAGCTGTGTGGTCTGCAGTCACTCAACTATGGAAAGCTTTTGTATCTATTTGGAATCACATTAAAGGCCCATTGATGGGAGTCCTGAAACAAGTGTGGGGTTTGTTCAAGGAGCTATGGAATGTACTCAAAGCTCTTTGGCCAGTCATTAAGCTTGTGGGTCAAGTCATTGGTGTAGTAATGGTAGTCAGTCTGAAAATAGTGACCACTTGGCTCAGAGTCCTTGGTTGGATTTTTGGGACAATAATAATACCAATCATCAAGGTATTTGTGGCAGTACTTAGAGGAGCAGCTGTTGTAGTCAAAGTAGTCATTCAAGCTATTGTAGCAGTTTTCAGATTCCTTTGGAATACAGTCAAGTTTGTTTTTGGTCTTATCATGGCTTGGTGGAAGCTAGTTGCCAAGGCCTTCCGAGTAGCATGGAATGCTATTGTGGCTGTATTCAGATGGGTGTGGAATATTCTAGTTACAATTTGGAATGCTGTAGGCAAACCTTTTGTAAGTGCCTTGAAAATAATCTGGGATGCTGTCTATGCTGTTTGGTCTAAGATTTGGGAGGTTATCAAGAGTGTCCTTGAGTTTGTGTGGAATGTTATTTCAGCAATCTTTCATGCCATATGGGATGTCTTAGTTGCAGTTGCCTCTGTAATTTGGGATGTCCTTGTAACTGTATGGCAAGCAGTTTGGGGCACTGTTAAGACAGTACTCTTAGCTATTTGGAATGCCATTGTAGCTGTGTGGCATGCCATCTTTGGGCCACTTAAAGCTATAGCAATGGCAATATGGAATGCCCTAAGTGCAGCTTGGAATGCTGTGTGGGGAGGAATTAAAGCAGTGGTTGAAGGGGTTTGGAATGCTCTTGTTGCTACTTGGCATGCTATCATTGACCCAATAGTTAATGTTGTGTCTCATGTGTGGGATGGAATACAAGCTGTATGGGACTCTGTCTGGGGTGCAATAACTGGTGGCATCAAAGCTGCTATCAATGGAATCATTCATATTATCAATGGACTTATTAGAGCTTGGAATGCTGTACCCTTCCATGATGATGTAGGTACAATAGATACCCTTCACAGTGGAGGCCTTGTTCAAAGGACAGGCACATATCTTCTCCAGTCTGGAGAGTTTGTTTTGAGAAAAGCTGCTGTTGACAAGTTTGGTCTTGATACCATAGCAGAGCTTAATATGATGGGACTAATAGGAGGAGCAGCACCTGTTTCTTCAGCTATGATAACAGGAGCTTCTGGTGGTATAAGCCATGTGTCTACAAGCACACAGAGTATCAATATAGAAACTATCAATGTATACAATCCATCCAACTGGGATGATATTCAGAAAGAGCTTGACACAAGAGCCAATAGAGTTAATTTGAGGACTAAGACTAGTAAAGAGGAGTGGTGAAATTAAATGCCATTCACTTATAAACAGGAAGTAATAATTTCATATTCAGGAACAGCATTAACTGATTATCAAATATGCATTACACTAGATACTGCTACCTTGATTTCATCAGGGAAAATGCAATCTGATTGTGATGATCTTTATGTCTATGATTCAGACAAGATAACTCAGTTGAAACACTGGATACAGCCAGAAACAAAAAATACAGCTACCACTAAGATATGGACAAAGATACCATCTATCCCTAATGGCGGAAAGTCTGTGTGGTTTTATTATGGTGATGTTTCTGCTGTTAACACAGAAGATATTGATAACACATTTTTATTTGGGGATGATTTCACTGATGGTGTTGCTGGTAATAATCTTAATGCCACTAAGTGGCCCTATAGTTTAGGGACATGGAAGTATGTCAATGATGATGGAGTAATAGCTGCAACTCTTAATGCTTCAGTTGCTGATAAATTTAATCGTATTATGGGAAATATAAGTATTGATTCTCCATGTAGAGTGTTCTGCTGTTCTCGCAAAGTTAGTAGTGAGTATGATGGGCTATTTGGATTTCTGCATTCATCTGATGTTTTGAGTATTTATGGTGAGGGCTATAAAGTAAATCAATGGTCAGGTGGATGGGCGCGAATAAATAAGGATACTGGCGAAACTAATACAGAAATGGTCAGTATTGTCAATACACTTTCTAGTCTTTACCATGTTCAAATGATACAGAAAATAGGTGATACTTTAACAGCATATTATACTGGGGACTTGACAGCAGAAATTCACATAGATGATACTACTTATACTTCTGGATTTGCTACTATGATAATGCATTTCAGTAAGGTTGCTAGTGTATACTATAGATGGATAATAGCCACAAAAGCATCTTCTGTAGAACCAACTAATAGTGTTGTTTCTAATCCTCCAACTGTAACATCTATTACTCCTGATAATGGTGGAAATGATGAATCAATAAATGTGACTATAGGAGGTACAAATTTTGCAGTTGGTGCTTCAACTAAATTGAGATTGACTGGTGAGTCTGATATTTCTGGCACCAATGTAGTGGTAGTCTCTGCATCAGAGATAACTTGTACCTTTGATATAACAGCAGCAGAGTTAGGGAATTGGGATGCAGAAGTTACCAATGATGATGGTGATGTTGGAACATTCTCTGGTGGATTTGAAGTTAGGCTTCCTTATCCTGAAATAGATTATATCAATGTTGGCATTGGCTATAATGATGAAGAAATTGATGTGATTATAACAGGTGAACATTTTAGAGCAGGAGCTATAGTTATTCTAAAGGGTGCAGGATTTGCTGATATTATAGCCTCACCAGTTACAGTGGTATCAGGTACAACTATTGCTTGCACCTTTGACCTTGAAGGTGAACCTGTTGGCATGAGAGATTTGTATGTTGAAAATTCTGATGGCTCTAATGACACCCTTGGAGATGCCTTTTCAGTAGAACACAGGTTACCAGCTTTTACTGATATGTACCCTCTCAGATTACATATTGGAGATATTCTGACCATAGAAGGTTATGGTTTTGGCTCTGCACAGAATACAAGCACAGTAACTATTGATGGTGTTGAAGCTAGAGTTGATTTGTGGAGTCACACAATTATCAAGGTCTATGTGCCTGAACCAACTATAAGTACCAATGGTTATGTGGATGTTCTTCTTACTGTTGGAAGTGATGAAGTTATTGACAGCTCATTGTGGTTGCTTCTAGGTGGTATACTGAGGTTTGTAAATCCACTTGACTGGGATGAGATTATCCTTGACCTTGACAATGGTGGAGAAGGAGAAACTAAAGAAATATGGAGACTTCAAGATACACAGATTCCTCTACCAAGTACAGAATCAATCTTTACAGCACCTGATATGGTAGATGGTGAAGAGCTTGCCCATACAAGGCTTACAAATAAAGAAGCTACACTGAGTCTTCTTTTCACAGCTGATTCTAAAGATGAGCTGGACATTATATTTGGAAGCTTCATTGTAGAAATATACAAAGAAACAGGCTGCTTAGAATACAGACCTGAAAGGTCTAGTAAGTCAATCTATTATACATACTACAGAGTCTTAGAGCAACCAGACATAACAGACTATTTTACTCACAAAGATAGAGCAGAAAACTATGCTTGGAATGTGGTCACCAAATTGATGTGTTCACCAACTGCTGAGATGGATGAAGAGGAAGTGGATGTTGCTTACAATCTTTTTTACAATGGGTCATTTGAGAATCAACTTGATGGTTATACAAAAATAGAGAGTGGCAGTGGTGCTGTTACTATTGATACTACTAGATTTCTTCCAACTGGCTCTAAGTCTTGTCAGCTGCTGACAACTGATGCTGATGACATAGCTGGTATTATTGATTCTGATTTTACATTGGTAGATTCTGACCTCAAGCACAACTTTCAACTCTTTGCATATAAGCAATCAGGTACCATACATTTGACTGCTACTCTCCACTGTTATGATGAGGATGGAGTTGCCATATCAAACCTTATAATGGTAGATGACAAAACACCTAGTGGAGCAGCTTGGGAGGATATTGTTCAGACTAATGGTGAGCCAATTATCTATCCAGAAGATTCTATGGAGGCCTTTTTATTCCCAGCAAGTACAGCAAAGATAAAGTTAGAGGTACAGCACACAGGAGCTGCTGGAGTTGTATCTATTGATGGTATATTGCTTACTGTCTCTGAGTATTTATCTGATGGATGTCTTGAAGCATTTACTGGTATAGTGATACCACAAGGAGTCTTTAAGGGGCACATGCCTGCTGACCTTGACATCTATCTGAGTAATGCTCACACACCCGGTCGTTGGGGATTGCAGAATGCTGGTATAACTTCTGCTTTGTATGGTGTAGATTTTGCTGCAGCTAATGCTGCTATAGCAGTAGGGGCATTGGGGAAGATTTTATTCAATGATAGTCTTACATGGGAGCAAAAACTTAGTGGTACCACAGTAACTTTGTATGGAATTAATAGGCTTGATGCCACTCATTTTTGGGCTGTTGGTCAGAATGGGATAGTGTTATTTAGTGCTGATGGTGATACATGGACTGCTCAACCATATCCTATATTGCCAGAGCTATTCTTACCAATGGGTTCAATGGAATCTTGGTCATCATCTCACAATAATATTCATTGGAGTTTTTCTGGAACCTATGGTGCTGTGCTCAACAGGTCAACAGATAGGCACAGCGGAACCTATAGTGCTAGGATTCAATTCCCAGCAGCTTATGCCTCAGCTGTAACTGATATGGATTTGGAGATAGGAAGTGGATTTAGTTGGACTTATTGGGACAGAACAATAAATGAAGGAAATGTTATCAGAAGTAGTACTGCTCCTCACTCTGGGTCTAGAGGAGCTTACTTTATGGCTTATGGTTCTGGTTTTGGAGGAAACAATAAAATAGATGCAGCTATTACTTCAAATACCAAGGCAACTATTGACCCTAGCAATACTTACAAGGTTGGGGTTTGGTATTTGTCTCCAGATAGTATTGTTAATGGTACAGTAAAGGGATTTTTGACTGCTCTCTTTTATACCTCTGGAGGCACTTACCTTGGCAGTAAATATGTAGGTGTAACTACTAATAATGATGGGGACTGGCACCAAGTAGCTCTAGACTTAACTCCATCTCTTATACCAAATAATGCTACTAGAATGAAATTGAAATTTAGTTTTTCAGGCAAGGTTCCTGGCCCAGGTGGAGGCATTTGGTATCTTGATGATTTTAGTCTTACAACAGTTTCAACAGCCAAGGCAACAGGTACCTTGACTACAAAAACAAGTTACCTAAAAAGCATTGATTCAAGGAGGTCTTACAGAGCATCTTTCTGGGTCAAGGGTTATGGTAGCAAGAACCATTACCAAGTGAGAGTCTATTTCTACAGCAGCTCTAAGGCATTCTTAGGTAGTCACACTATCTGTTCAAATACAACTGTACCAACTGCATGGACTCAAAAGTCACACACTCTTACTACAGCTGATTATCCAGTAGGCACAGCTTATATTGGATTCTATTTCTTCTCTGATGACTCAACATCATGGGCAGGAAGATGGGTACAATTTGATGATGTGAGTATCAAGCAAGCTATTCCTCCAAACCTTAAAAGTGTCTGCCCGATTTCTACAAGTATCATTTTGGCAGTTGGGGATTGGGGAACAATTATCAAAAGTACTGATGGTGGTTCAACTTGGACAGAAAAACCAAGTGGTGTGACTGTGAATCTTAACTCTATTGTTGCACAGACCTCAACAACTCTGTATATAGTTGGGGATGACAGTGTTGCTCTAAAGAGTACTGATGCAGGAGAAACATGGACACAGTTTAATGTCCTGACATCTGAAATACCTGTAGACCTAAATGACATTTATATTCTTGACAGCTCCCATCGATGGATTGTTGCAGACAATGGTATAATCTTGTTCAGTTCAGATGGTATAGTCTGGACTCCACAAACCTGTCCAACAAATGAAGACATTTACTCCATTGACGGATATGACTCAACTCATATTTGGGCTTGTGGAGCAAATGGTGCACTGCTTTCTTGCAGTGGAGTCAAATGGTCAATAGAAAGCCTGATGACATCTTCAACCCTCAGGTCAATAAGTGTCCTTGATGACACAAATGTAATAGCTGTTGGTGATAATGGTGTAATAATCAGAGGCCTTAACACTGTTACTGTTCTGCCACTGACTGACCTAGTGATGGGACAGGGAAAGGGATATAGTGCTGATTACAACCCTGTGCTTAATGCTTCTGGTGATACCATGGCAGTGCTTGGCTCTAGAAGGTGTTCAAGCTATAGACAAATGGCAGCAGGAGAAACACAGAAGTGGCTATTCAATTTAAGAGACCATACAGGCACTTACTTGATATCTGTTGGTGGAGGGATAAATAATGATGTAGACTTTGACCAAATTGAAATGACTCTCCATCTAGAGGATATGGCAGGCAACACCATAACACCAGATGATATCAACACTGAACCATCATCCCTGGATTTATCTGTTGCTAGTGGCTATAAAACTGTTGGTGTGTTCAGAGAAGTTGTAATGCTCACTTCTAAGTTTGATGATATAGACTTCCCACCTATGAAGACCAGTAAGCTGATAAGGCAGAACAATATAAATGTAGCTATAGTTTTGACAGCACCTTCTGGTATGGGTGGAGTAGATAGGTTGCTGATAGATTGTGTATCTATTATCCCAGTAGATGACAATTGCTATATTGCCATCAATGATTGGCAGACTGGTGTGTCAGGGGCACAAGGTACTTACATGGTGTTAAGCTCTACTGATGGTTTTGTGTTTACAGCCATTTCTGAAACCATTGAATCATCAGCAGTATTTAATCCTCTCTACACTACAGGTAAACCTAATTTCAAAGCAAAGCCAACTGGGGTAAACATAACTATGATGGCTTCTCTCAAGCAAGGTTCAACTACCACAACAGACTACACCCTGTGGCCAAGATTGAATATCAAATTCAAATACAAGCCAAGGGTGGTATTAGCAGGTGTACCTGATGTACCTTAAGATTTACAACAGAAGCAGAACCAAGGTAGTAAATGAGATTGAAATATATGAATCTCTAAGATTTGAGAGTGATAGAATTGGTGGCTTTACAACTTGTGAATTTGAAGTAAAGAGAGATGTATTGAGGAAGCAATCAGACCTCCAAGTGTACAATCAAGTTGATGTCTGTGAGGGTGCCAGGACACCTTGGGAAGGCTATGTCTATGAACCTGCCAAGACATCTCCTGTTGGCTTGATGGTGCCTTGTTCAGGGTGGTCAGGTCTTTGGACTGAAGTACCTATAGAAGCAGAACAGCCAGCACAAAAGATGAGTACCTTTATCCTAGCTATGCTAGCTGACCCTGACATTAGTCCATTTGTTACAGAAGGCCTTATTGATACAAGTGACTATGATTCTCCTCCAGCCACAGATGGTGTTCTACCTGGTCAATATTATGCTGACTCTCTTAGTGATTACAACAAATGGAATGACTGGAGGTATTACCATGGTGAGGGCAGAAGGCTTTACTTTAATCCTCCAAAAACTGTCGCTAAATGGATTGTCCTTTCAGAAGATGCTCCTGGCTTTCAAATAGCTGATTCTCCTGCCAACTTTTGGAATAGAGTTGTGTATAAGTATACAGCCATAGATGGTGTGCACTATGATTCAGTATTTGATGCTGACAGTATAGCAGAGTTTGAAAGGACAGTTACCAAAATCATAGAAATACCAGGAATCACAACTGATGTTCAAGCTGCTCATTATGCCACAGTGTATCTTAGTAGAGGCAAGAGCATGACAGTTATGGGACAGTTAACAACCAGCACAATTTATGATGCTACTACAATGAATCCTGCATCCCTTTGGAAAGTCAGAGGAGGAGATGTCCTTAAGGTTCAAGACTTCCTTTTCCCACCAACAGGTAATGTGGTTGATGAAGTTACCACTTTTGAAATAAAGACTGTCCAGTATGTAAGGAAACCTAAATCCATAACCATAACTCCAAAGGATTGGGATAGTGGTTTGGAAGCAACATGGGCCAAGCTAGATAGTAGAGATTGATGATGTCACAAGATGGGCAAAGCATCTAGGGTGAACAAGGGATACAAAAAATGATTGAACATGTTTATCTGTGAGGAGGTAGAAATGGCCAAGGGCATTAGACACCTAAGAGAACCTGAGAGCGAGGATTATATAATGGAAAGACTTGAAAAAAAAGTTGATAGCCTTTGTGAAAGTATGATGAATGTTAAGGCTGATGTGGCTACTGTGTTAGAAAGAACCACACAGCTACAAGCAAGGTTTGAAGGTTTTGCTAATTCAAGAGAAGCCACTTGTCCAATGAAATCTGCTCTCACTAGAATTGGTGATAAAGCAGATGATTCTATAAAGCATATGAATGGTTTAACAGGAGAATGCTCATCATCAACCACAAAGGTTGACAATATTGTTAATCAATGGAGAAGTTTTAAGTGGACTTGGATTGGAATAGCAGGAGCTATTGGTTTGATAGGTTCTGTACTTGGTATCTTAGCTGCTGTTGGTGTGCTCTAGTGTTCAGCAGTATAACTTTATGGACTTAGGGAGGATGAAGATGGCCACAATAAATGTACAGATGGGTCATGTGAATGGACAAGGTGGTGCACCTTATGAAGAAGAAACCCTCAAACTCATTGTACCTCACCTTGAAATTAGATTGAGAACAGCTGGCCATAGAGTCAATAATTTTGATGGTTCTTTACAATCTCAACCAGCTAGTCATCAGTATGGAGGAGATGGCACCATCTTTTGCCACTGTGATAGCAATGGCTCTGGGAATAGCTATTCCATTGGATACTGGGAAGAAGAGCATCCAGGTAGCCAGGCTCTAGCTTTGGCATTGAGAGATACCTATAAGCAGTTAGGTATACCTTGGAACAATTTTAATATCACAGCAGGTGAATGGCATTACTATGGTAACAGAAGGTTTACCCATTCATGTAAATGCTGCCTGATAGAATTTGGATTTGTTAGCAATCCAAAGCAGAGAGTCTTTCTTCAGCAGAATGCCCAAAGGGTTGGCTATGTAACTGCTGATGCCTATATCAAGTTTTTTGGTGGTGTGGTACCACCTCAACCAGTAGAGGAGGATGACATGTTTGCTGAAGTTGTACCTTTTGTTGAATGTGCTAAGGATGGTGACCTCTTTGTGTATGTAGCTGCTGAAGGTTGGTGGGATTTGCCAAGCATGAGAGGTAACTGTTATCTCATCATGAAAAATGAAACAGCTACTGATGCCAATGGAGTCAAAATCATGACCACTCCTTTTGCTAAAGCTGGAGTAAAGACTATCAATGTTCCACAAAAGGATAATCCTGCATCAAGGCAAGTTGTTGATATGGTTTCCTTTGCACCAGCAGGTGGTTTCTCGACCACAGTTAAATCACCTGTACCTCTTGTCTGTCAGCTGTCAGTTATAGCAAAGGAAAAGTAAGTGAGCAGGAGGCAGGTCTGGGCTTTTGGTCATTTTCACCAGACCTGCCTCACTGTTCTTGAAAGGAGGTGAAAAGAATGGCATGGAATAAGCTTTTAGACCCAGCAGTGTGGTGGCCAGTGCTTGGTGTAATAGGCCTTGTGCTTGCTGATACCATACTTGGTGTAATCAAGTCTTTGAAGGATAAGACTTTCACCTGGGCCAAGCTTTCTGATTGGCTTCAAAAAATTGGAATCCAAGTAAGTGGTCTTGCAGTGTTGGCCATTATATGTATCTTCCAGAAGGCAGTATGGATAGCCTTTGGGCCAGCTCTAGTAACCTACTCAGCTACATTGGTAAGTCAGATAGTAAACAAGATAAGAGACTATGTATAGGAAGCTTTCTAGCACCCCATAGAGGCCTTAGAACCTCAGGATACAAGCAGGGATATGTCCTTTAGGTTTAAGGCCTCTCTGGCCTTCTAAGACCAACAGGGTGTTCATTAAAATGATGAACCCAGTATAATACAAATGAGAGGAGGTGAGCAGAGAAGTAATTGATTGAAGAAGGTGACTACAAGGAGGAAAGAGAATGGCTTGTGAGCAGACTGAGAAATGGAATGAGAGATGGAAGTCATTTCTGAAGTCCAATAAGGACATCAAGAAGATTCAGCAGCACAGGAAACTTCCTGAAAGTAAAGAGCTGTTCAATATCCAGATGTCTGATGGCACTTGGGAAGTAAGACTATATGACAAGAATGGTAAGTACAAAGCTCTGGTCAAGGGTGTTAAGGCCTCTGAATCTAGGGAAGTTTACAACTCCCACAAAGCTACTATTGATGGTTTACCTCTAATAGGTATGGCTGCTGTAGGTAGCAGTAAGACAAAGAAAGCTGCACCCAAAAAAGCTGCTTCTAAGAAGAAGGCATCAACAAAGAAAACAGCTACTAAGAAAGCAGCTTCTAAGAAAAAGGCAGCAGCAAAGAAAAAGACTTCTGCCAAGAAAAAGGCAGCAGCTTCTGACCCGTTCTTTGACTGATACTAAAATGACTTGACCATAAGGCTGGCTACAATAGCCAGCCTTTGTGGTCATTAAGGAGGTAGTTGTGGCCAAAAGGCTTACAAAGAAAGAGCTTGGTGTTCTTAGTGCTCAGTATGAAGACATACAGAATGAAATCAAAAGTCTTAACAAGACCAAATCATCCATAAGAGAAACCATGTTTGCTTACTTTGATTCAGTTGCTGGTAAGGATACACCAGCTGAAATAGAGACTGCTGATGGCTTCAAGTTTACCAGAGAGGAAAGAGTTAATTTTTTGCTTAATGAAACTAAGCTCAAGAATACAATTGGTGTGGCTGCTTGGTTAGCAATCACTGTAACCAAAAGAGAGATAGATGAAGACAAATTGAAGAAGGCAATAATCAAAGGAGTTGTAGATGAAGATGTCATAAGAAAAGCCACAGACATAACCAAAACTTTCACTTTCAATCACAGGAAAATAAAAGCAACAGAAGAGGAAAAATAGGCAAGTGATATCAGAGGTCAGCAGCTCCTTAGTCCAGTATAATACCTATAGAAGGTCATCTGGGAAACCAGTTGAGAAAGACTTGGGAAGCACATCCTTGAGCCTAATGCCCTTGGCTTGGTGTGCTTCCCTTCTATCTCTTGACATTGTCTATTGGCACAGAAGGTTGTGCAGTGTTAACAAAAGGATTGCTTGGTCAAAACAAAATGTGGAAAGATAGACCGTTTATATATAAGAAACCTTATCCCTTACTAGCTAAGAAGCAGCAAGCTGCTTCTTACCAAGTAAGGACACAGCACACAGCTGTGTGTGTACAATTCCAATCAGGGGCAAGGCTATGGGCAAGGAGGTTGGGTGAATGGTTATTCCTCCCAGAAGGTCAAGTGCACCTTCAATTAAGTCAGGTGGTAAGCTTTCTCAATCCTTCCAGAGGTATCTACAGAAAGACATTGAAGAATACAATACTCATGATTTGGTTTTCTATTTCTCCCAGGCTTATGAAAAAGCTAAAGGTGTCCCATATTTTTTTAGTCTTGCAGCAGATGCTGCTAAGCTTAAAAGACTCACTACAGCATTAGACAATTACAGCATTGTAAAGCTAATTGACTTTGTTGTTGTTCAGAAAGATGATATTAGCATTGGTATGATATCTTCATCTTGGGTCAATACATTCATCAAAGAAGCTGATATTAAGCATCCAGAGCTTTCAAAGTATGAGGTGATGATTACAACTCCATTCCTTACAGACAGAGAACAAGAGTGTGTAAAATTGTGGCTAGAAAGAGTGTTGATTGCTTATGAAGAAGGTGATGCTAATAAGGCGCAGCAGTATTTGCTCAAGCTTAGCAAAGCTTGGGAAGAGACAAAGAGGAGGAAGGCCTTACTCACTGCAGAGGTTGTATGATGTCTGGTGTTGGAGAGATTGAAAAAGGTGTACTGAGCCTTTCAACAGTTGAAGAGCTGTCAACCCTTCTAAAGATGGGGATTGATAGCTCTTATTTTGTACAGTATACAGAAGTGTTTGATTTCATTGTTAGGTATTATCAGAGGTACAACAAGGTTCCAAGTAAAAAAGCTCTGGCAAAACATTGTAGTTTTGAGCCAGCTAATATAGATGGTGAGCACAGTTACTATCTTGACCAGTTAAAACAGTGTAAGATTGAGAGAGAGTTAACTGATATTGTAGATGAATCCATAACACTGTTGGAGAAGGATGCTACACAAGCCTTAGATTATTTATCCCAAAGTATTATGGAGCTTCAGAGCATAGCACAAGACCAGTCCCACCTTAGTTACACAGATAAGAATGCCACAGTGAGGGCAGAAGCTCTAGCAGATAGAATGATTAAGGCTAATCAAGAGTTGACCCTTGGGATACCTACAGGCATACCAATTCTTGACTCAGTAACAGGAGGATGGCTACCAGGTCAATTTGCTTCCATCATAGGTAGGATGAATGAAGGCAAGAGTTGGCTGTTAATGGCTTTCTGTGTGGAGGCATATAAGCATGGAGCCAAGATTTTGTTTCTTTCTCCTGAGATGACCAAGGATGAAACAGAGCTTAGATTTGATACACTAATGAGCAGGAGATTTAAGAATACAGATTTGACACTTGGTAAGCCAACCATTGATGTTGAGGAGTACAAGGATTTTCTCACAGAGCTAGAGGAAAGAAGTGATTGGATAACTTATGACAGTGTGCCTGGTGGAAAGAGTTTTACTGTGTCCAATATACAGGCTTTGGTTAACTTGCACAAGCCAGACCTTTTAGCTATTGATGGCATACCTCTTATTGGTGATGACCTAGTGGGGTCAGAGAGTTGGCAGAAGATGCTAGGTGTATGTTATGGGTTGAAGGGTATAGCAGTCAACCATGGTGTGATTGTGTTAAGCACATCACAAGCTAATAGGGATAGTGCTCAATACAAAGGCATACCCAAGTTGGAGAATATCAGTTATGGAGAGGCTTTGGCTCAAGCTGCTGATGCTATTGTTAGTCTTAGGTTGGTTAAGCCAACCAGGGTAAAGATTGGTATGCCAAAGAACAGAGGTGGTAAAATCATTGGAGAGTTTTATCTTAACTTTGATGTTGATAATGGAATCATAGAGCAATTGTCAGATGAGGTAGAGGCTATTACTGATGAAGAAGTTTTTGGTGGAGGCTTTAACACAAAGGACATGCTGTGATGGGAGAATTAGCTGATTACATTCTGGATGGGTTTTATGATGGTGAGCCCTATTGGCCAGGTGAGATTGAGCCAGAAGATGATGGTGGGCCTCCAAGCACAGCAATACACTACAAGCCAAAGAAAGGTATGGCTTATATGAGGTTTCACCAAAAGCTTATTGAGTCAAGAATAAAATGGAAGAAGAAGCATGCCAGTAAAGTATGACATAGATAAGATACTAGACAGACTCAACTTGGAGGTTGTTTCTGTTTCAGGTTCAGAGAGGTATCTGTGTTGTCCATTTCACCAAGACAGTGACCCATCTTTTTCTATCAATAGTGAAACTGGTTTGTGGATATGTTTTGCTGGTTGTGGAGAAGGTAACTTGTTTAAATTTGTTCAGAATTATTTAGGACTGAAAAAGAATGAGGTCAAGGACTGGCTTGCTGGTAGCTCTATTCAAGTCACAACTACAATGCTGAGGAAGAAATTTCAAGCACTGTGTGTGGAGGAGAAGGCAAAAACAATAGTACCATCATATTGGAATGAAAACATGCTCAAGCCTTATTACAAGTATCCACTTCCTGCATATCTTAGCAAGAGAGGCTTCACAGAAGAGACACTTCAAAAATGGGGTGTTGGTTATCACAAGTCTAAAAAGGAGTTGGTGCTGCCTGTCTATTCTCCAGATGGCAAATTGCTTGGTGTGGTCAATAGAAGTATTAAAGGACATAGGTATAGCAACAGTCTGGGTATGGACAAGTCCCAGGTCTTATTTGGTAGCCATTTAATAGTAGGCCTTAACAGTGTGTGGGTAGTTGAAGGCCCATTGGATGCTATGTGGTGTAGCCAGTATAATATTCCAGCTGTAGCTCTGCTTGGGTGCAGTATGAGTGAAAGTCAAGCTAAGATGCTTGTTGAGCACCACAGGGTTATAAGTCTGTGTTTTGATAATGATGAAGCAGGGAGACATGGTGTGGAAGCAGCCAAAAAGAAATTGAGAAGGAGGGTTGGTGTTAGAGAAATAAGGTTGCCACACAAGTACAAGGATGTGCAAGAAGTAGTTGGGGAAAAGCTCATAGAGTTGTACCAGGGGCATGGAGGTCACTATGACATTTGAGACTTTGTACAGGAGCTGGGATAGTAAGTTAGGGGTTATGGCAAGACAGTTTTATATACCAGGTAATTCACCAGATGACCTTTATCAGGAGTTGGCTTTGGTGCTGTGGAATTGCTTTAACTCTTATGACCCTTCAAAGGGTAATCAATTCAGCACACTCTTTTACACATCAGCTAGGAATAAGCTTATTGCTATGCTGGCCAAAGCACAGAGGATTAAAAGGACACCACCAGCTTTGGCATCAATGGAAGAAGCAGAAGAGACTCTGATGGTTGATGTTTATGAGGATGTTGAGTATGAGCTTGAGCTGACTAATTACATTAGGGATAAGCAAGTCATTAGGACAATCAGGTACATAACAAGAGGAGGTGACCCAAATATTATTCCCAGACCTGTTCTTCAGAAAGTGAGATACTTTGTTGGGCAGTATTATTCTGAGAGGAGTAAAAATGACAGCAGCTAAGAAGGCCACATCCAAAAAGGCTTCAGCTAAGAAAGCAGCAGCAAAAAAGGTTGTCAAGAAGGCTGGAGAGAATGTTGGTTACTGTGTGAAGTGCAAGGGAAAAAGAGAGATGACTAATCCTAAGAAGGTCACATTTAAGAATGGCAGGAAGGCCATGCAAGGTCTGTGTCCTGAATGTGGTACCAAAATGACCAGGATTCTACCTGGTTGATAGGAGGATTGAAAATGACTAGATGGGAAATATGGAAGTATCACCTAAAGCTGTTTTGGTCAGAATTGAAATGGATAAAATGGGAGCAATCAATTATCAGAAGACTCTTTAAGGCAGAAGGAGGAAAGTGACATGGGTTTGGCTAAAGGCATTCAGGCTATGAAGGAGAGTCAGAAGGCTGTTGAGAAAAGCATGAGTGGTGGAGGTGGCAAATACATCTTCATAGCTGACACAGAAAGCTATCTCTTCAGGTTTATGCTTGATGGAGATGATATTGTGTCAGGTTATTTTCACAGGGTGCCAGTTACAAGAGGAGACAAGAGTTGGTTTCAGGAAGTGCCTTGTGAAGATGATGAGTGTGCTTACTGCTCTAGTGCTGATGATGATATCAACAAAAGAACATATAAATTCCTTAATTGGATTTGGGTATACCACATTGACCATGTTGAGCAGGATGATGATGGTAAGTGGGAGGAAGTTGAGAAGAAGGATGGCATTTTTTACAGGGAGACTGTAGGTGCTCCAAGGTTGCTTAAGCAGGGATACTTTTTCAGCAAAGTCATCACAGCTTTGTATGGTAAGTATGGTACTCTTTTGGATAGAGACTATGAATGCATTAGGCAGGGAGAAGGTCTCAAGACAAACTACAGTGTTTTCCCTGAAGACAAGAAGGCAATGTCCAAAAAGATAAAGAGTGCTATTGACAAACTTGATGACTTGGAGGAGATAGCGTTTGGGAAGTCCACAAAGGATGATGAGGAGGCTGATGAGGAAAAGCCTAAGGCATCCAAGGGTAAGAAAAAGTGGACACCTCCTGATGAGTGTGATGAAGATTGTGAGCACTATGCTGATGACAGCTGTCCTGATGATTGTCCTCGACTAGAGCCATTTGAAGAATAGAGACAAGAGGTTATTCTGTGCCCCTTCCTCTAACCAGGAAGGGGCATGGCTTGCCTAGGGAGGTTCTGGCAATGATAAATGTATTTGTAAAGGAAGTTAAACAGGATGCACAAGTTGTATCAGCAGAGACTGGAGTTGCTTCAATAGTAATAGCTGACTTGGTTGGCAATGAAGTGTGTACTATATATGAATTGGCTACTGGTTGTTTAAAAGTGGTACTTGAATATGGTTATGAGTGGGGAGGATTGGAGGGTAAAATGACTTCAAAAAGTAGTTGGCAGAAGATAGCTGATATGAATGACCAAGCTATTAGGGATATATTGAAAGAGGAAGGTGTGTCAGAGGATGAGCTTGATGCTGAGGTGGAGAAGCTTAAGCAAAACCAGATGGTGCAGAGTGATGTAAGGTCAGTCCTTATAACTCCAGAGATTGATAAAACTCTGAAGCTGATTTTTGATTCTGCAAAAGACACTTTTGGTACATTTGATAATGAAAGTCTGAAAAAAGCTGAGGAGGCAATATGGCCAAGGTAGATGTTGAAATTGGGTTGACACTTTCACTTAAGGGAAGGATGCCTGGTATGACTCAGTTTGAGTTTATCAGACCATCCATAGCAATTAGAGACATAGAGGTTGATGGAGATATTACTGTTAAGGAGCAGCTTGATTTGGCCAGAAGAGCTATCAAACCTGTATGGGATACTGTGGATAGGGCAATAGAGATTCTTCTTCAAGAGCAGTTTGATGATAAGCCAGTTGCCAAGAGGAAGCCTTCTGCTAAGAGCAGGTGATATTTGTGTACATAGAAAGAGTTGTTGTAGGTGGAGGAATAGTTGGAAGGATGGCAAGTTATCTTTTACATGCTCCTATTGTTGAGCCTGCAAAGCCTGGTACCAAAGGCTTTACAGGCCTTCACTATCTCCATCCAAGCAAAGGTATGGATGCTCTGCTTGTGACTCTGGGTGTCCAACCAGAGATAGAAGAAGTCAAGGCAGGAGTTGTGTGGTGGAGAGAGCCAATTGATAGTAGGTATCTTTCCCAGTCCCAGAGGATTGAGGTTGCTGAGGCTTATTGTGTCAAGACTAGAGGATGTTCACTGGAGGAGCTACCTCAAGATGATGTGGTCTCTATTATGGATGGTATTTTGGATGATAGAGAGTTACTAAGGTATCAGATAAGCTTTGGCAAACTACAGGATATACTGTACAAAGCTACTCATAGTCAGACTTTGTATGGTGTGAGGATTGAGAGTGTTGTATGGGAAGACAGATTCTTTAGGCTGTGGGATTGTGCAACTCAGACTCCTACAAATGTGGAGTATAAGCACATGGTTGCAACTGCTCCATTGAAGAAGTTTATCAGTGGTACAACTTCAGACCTGCAGAGTGAGTCATCTCATTACTATGTTTTTGCTTTAAGGGATAACAGTTGGCTGTCCAAGCTTGACTATGGCTACTTATATCTTGTTGGTAATGTAGATGTGGACAGGATAACTTTTCCACACAATCTGGGAGAAGATATAGCACCCAATATCATTTGCATAGAATCTAGTAAGCAGATGAGATTAGGTAGGTGGTCTGACTTTCTTGACCATATGGAAGCTGGTAAGGCTAGACTTCTGTATAGTGGTATTAACAACTACAAGAGGATGTTTGGTGATGGTAAGCCTTATGTAGATAGAATTGAAGATGGAAGGCACAACCTTGTAGGAAGGTATGCCAGATGGGACAATAGCCTGCTGGTATCGGATGCTGCTGATAGACTAATGGAGATGAACAATGAAAGAGATATTTGAGAGGCAGCTGAAGAACAATCTTAACTGGCTTAGTAAGTCAATGTTTGACAAGAGCAAGGTAACAGATTTGGATAGAGAGGCAGTGCTTAAGGATTACATATTGCTGACAATTGATGAAATGGTGGAGTTGCTTAGAGTAGTGAATTACAAGCAGCACAGGCCTTACAAGAAACCTTTGGTAAGGACAAATGTGCTTGAAGAGGCTGTTGATATTTTCAAGTATCTTGTATCTATTCTGCTTCTCTATGGTTTCACTTCTGAGGAGTTTGTAGAGGCTTTCTATCAGAAGTCTGACATTGTGGATGAAAGATGGAAGATGGAAGGAATAAACTGGGATGGAGAATATCTCCTTGCTGTTGACCTTGATGGTGTGGTAGCTGATTATGTATCAGGTTATGTAAGCTTCTTATTTGATGAAGGTATACTGGGTGGGCTTGTTTCCACTGAGCAGTATACCTATAACATTGCTGAGCTTTATGGCTTGGACAAGAGAATTGAAGAGAAAGCAAAAAGAGTGTTTCAAGAGGAAGGAGGATTTGCTGCACTGCCTTGTTTTGCTGGAGCCAAGGATACATTGATAAAGGCTAAAAGCAAGGGTTACAAAATTGTGATTATAACAGCAAGACCTTATCTTGAGGTGAAAAGAATATATGCAGATACAATGGCATGGCTGGAAGCAGAAGGTATACCTTATGATGCCATCTATTGGGGTAAGGATAAAGCAGATATTGTCTTCAGGTATCTTCACCCAGCAGTGCCAGTATATTTCATTGAAGATAGGGATAAGCATGCCATAGAGTTGGCCAATGAAGGTATCAGAGTTTTGCTCATGGACAAGCCTTATAACAGAGGTGTAGAGCACAGCAACATAACTAGGGTTGATGGATGGGATGGGGTGGCTTGTGTCCTCTAAAGACGCACTAGTTATAGAGGTTCCTAAAGGTGGTGGTGGCAAAAGGTCAAGCAGTCCTTGTGTGGGGTGTGAGCACAATCCTATGGATGGGGATGGGAGACTTATTCAGTCAATCTGTCAGGGCATGAGGTGCATTAGGTATCAGAGATGGATGATAGGAGTGTTTGGAAATGACTACAATGAGAAAGAGCATAGACAGGAGAAAGCAAAAGCCATTGGAAGGAAAGCTGTTCAGGGGCACAGACAGGATAGAGGTAGAGTTAATCAATCACACAGAACATCCTCATCAGAGCATCTACAGGATGGTGGAAGCAGTAGAGGCTTTCACACCAGAGATTACAAGTGGTAAATGCACTAGAGATGTTGAGGAGGTTCTTGGTGGTGGACTTCAGACTGCACTTGAGTCAGTGAGTTATACCTTTGGGATTAACAACATCAGTAGAGCTACAACCCACCAGTTGGTAAGGTCTAGGATTGGGGCAGGTTTTAGTCAGCAATCTTTTAGGTACAATAGGATAAGCAACTTCAATGTAAGGGTGCCAGAGTCAGTTGTTCAGGCTGATTGTTACCATCAGTTTGCTGACATAGTTGACCTCTCAAGGTCTCTGTATGAGCTTATGGTTGAGAAGGATGTGCCTTATGAAGATGCCAGAGCCATATGCCCTATAGGTACCACAACCCATATTATTGCTACATATACTTTAAGAGCTTTAATGGACTTGTGTCATCAAAGGCTATGCAATCAAGTACAGTGGGAGATACATGAAGTTGTTAACCTTATGGCTGCAGAGGTTAAGAAGGTTCACACTTATATTGGTGAAGCTCTAGTTTGTAAGTGTGACAAGACCAAGGTGTGTATGTTTGCTGGTTGGGAAGACAGCTGTGGGAAGTATCCTGTAAGGAATTGGAGGAGTGATAGAAGATGACAATGTGCCCAAAGTGTGGTTCAGCTGATATATTTGCTTTAGGCTATTACAGTTATGCTTGTGCAAAGTGTAGGTATGTTTGGGCTATGAAATTAAAGGAGTGCAATGTGGATGATGATTCAAGTAATTCCAATGATACTGCTATCCTCTCAAGAGCAGAAGTAGCATCACCAGTATTCTGTCATGGTTGTATACACAGCCATAAAGGTTTTGATTGTGAAGAGCTTAACTGTATTGATGGTCACAAGTGGGAGTGGTTAGTGGTAGAAGGAAAGAGACCAACATGCTGGTCTGTGAAAGGGTACACAGCCTTTGCTGAAGATGTGATGGGTGGGAAGATAAAAAAAATACAATACCTTCCTGAGTTTCAGCAGTACATGGAGAATAGGCTGCTACAAGGAGCTATGAAGTATGGGGACAATGATTGGAAATTTGGTGACAACTTACAAGATATTCTGGAGGAGGTTATAGACATTGCCAACTATGCATACTTTTTCTTCTCTAGGTTGAGGTGGATAGAGGAGCATGGCAATCCTCCATACTATCTCAACCCATGCAGAGTCAAAGAGATAAGCCATCAGCCTCCAGAGAGACAGCAGCAGTTGATAGCTATTTTTGAGGAATATAGGGTGTGCTACAAGGTAGGAGATGACCAGAGGCACTTCTGCCTTAACTCAGCGGGTATAGAGGCTCAGAGCCATCCTGAGAGGTCAGAGGAAAAAGGTACATAGGTAGACCCACACAGGTCTGTTTTCTGGTCTTAGGGTGGCTCTAAGAGCTTCTGAGACCAACAGTATAGGAGGTTTAAGAGTGTATTATGAGGTAGATGCAAAAACAGGTATATCTAAGCTGCCTGAATCTGTAGAGAAGTTGGCTGTTGGTATGAGGCAATTGAGTGATGGTGAAATGCTGAATTTTATTGACAATCTTATTTCATGCTGGAGGAGGAGAACAGAGCCTCATGCTGCTTATTGTGTGGATGCTTATCAAATTGTTAGAGAAGCTATTTTTGGTGAGGTACTTGAAAGTGATGGTACAATGATGACATGAGGAGGAGGAGAAAATGCTGAGAGTTAGGACTGTGCCAATAGTAAAGATATTGGCAACTAAAGATGTTAAGAATTTGAATGAGTATCTAAAGGAGGTTGTAGCTTCTTCTGATACTGATTCCTTATCTTTAGCTAAGTCATGCTGTTGGGCCCAGGCTGAGAAGCTTGGTGAAGGTGGGTACACTTTAACTGTACTTGGTTTTTTGAATGGTATTATTTCAGCATTAACAGGTAAGTGCCTTGTTAGAATAGATGATGATACCACTGGTGAGATTATTGGTTATGAGATGGCTGACACAATGCTCAAAGGGAGAGAAGGGAGAGAGTGATGATGTGCCTACAATTTGACAACTTTGTTCTGTGCGTCTGTCAGGTCTGCAAACGACGAGACAAATGTGACCTCTACCGCAGGTTGGTAGAGGTCAGGATACAGGAGCGTGACAAACCATGAGCATGCGCAAGTGGAGTTTCCTGCGGGAATACTGGCGTGACCCTTCATGGTGGTATCACGCCTTTATCTGTCCAACGTGCTTGCAGTGGGAGATTAAGGCATGGAGAGAAGGGAGAGGGTAACAATGGGAACAAGATTTGCTGGTAAGGTCAGAGAAGTTAGTGTTGTGAATGCTGATGAGTTGGCATGGGTCAATGTGATATTTGATTTGGATGAATCAGATTCTAACATTGTTTTTTCAATACCAGAGGGTGTGTTTATTCAGTTGGACAGTGCAATGAGATTGTTCAAGGAAAGAAAGGCAAAGGATATCAGATCTAAGATTGCTGTGCTTGAGAATAAGGCAGAACAATTGAAAGCAAGGGTTTATTCTCTAAACCAGCAAGTTTCTGATTTGGAGGCAAATAATGGCTGAAAGTTTTGTACATCTGCATGTACATTCAGATTTTTCAATATTGGATGGCTGTCAGACTATACAGGAGATAGTTGACAAGGCTTTTGATAACAAGCAGCAGAGTATAGCTGTTACAGACCATGGTACCATTGGTAACTTTGTGGTGCTGGAAAAGAAATGTAAAGGCAAAGGCATCCAACACATCCATGGTGTAGAGGTTTATGTCACTGAAGATAGGTTTGAGAAGTCTGATAGCAGGTATCACCTTGTGCTGCTGGCTAAGAACAACACAGGCTTAAAGAATCTGTTGAAGATAACCTCTGCTGGTTTCACTGAAGGTTTTTACAGAAAGCCAAGGATAGATTTGAAGCTGCTTAGAGAGTACAAGGAGGGTATCATTGTATTGTCTGCTTGTGCTTCTGGACTTATCTCCAGCTTCATTCTTAAGGAGGATATGGCTAGAGCCATTAAGCTGTCACAGTGGATGCTAAAGGAATTTGGTAATGACTTCTACTATGAGCTGATGCCATTGGTAGGTAGGAAGGATAGAGCTGGCCAGAGGATGGTGGAGGAGCAAAGGAAGGTTAATGCTGGTTTGCTAGAGTTGCACAAGGAGCTTGGTGTACCAATTGTGGCTACTAATGATGCTCATTATTCTAGTAAGGATGATTTCAAGGCACAAGATGTACTCTTGTGTGTCCAAACCAAAAAGAAGATAACTGATAAGGATAGGTGGAGGTTTGATGTAGTAGAGCTTTGCCTAAAGACAAGGAAGGAGATGGAAGAATCTTTCAAGCTTTACTATCCAGATATACCAAGGAAGAAGGTAACAGAGGCTCTAAATAATTCAATATTTATAAGTCTTCAGTGTAGTACTGAAGTGGAGAGGAGAAAGAACCTCATACCATCTATTGAAATACCAAAGGGTTTTACTAATGCTGATTATTTAAAGAGTCTTGTCAAGAAGGCTTGGAAGCCAAGACTTGTAGACAGTGGCCAGTTAAAAAGAGTGGCAACTAAGAAAGATTTGTCACTCAAAGTAGCAGAGAGAGTGTACAAGGATAGACTCAAGACAGAGTTAGAACAGATAGAAAAGCAGGGTTTTGTTGACTATTTCTTGATGGTGTGGGATTTGTATGAGTGGGTTCACAAACAAGACATTATGTGTGGGCCTGGGAGAGGTAGCTCAGCAGGAAGTCTTGTGTGCTATCTTCTTGGTATAACTCAGATAGACCCATTGGAGTATGACCTTTGGTTTACAAGGTTTATAGCTCCAGACAGGGTGACATCACCTGACATTGATATGGACTTTGAAGATGCAAAAAGAGATGGGGTGAAGGCTTATCTTGTTGAGAAGTGGGGAAGGGATAATGCTAGTAGTGTTGGTACATATGGTACACAGAAGGGTAAGCAGGCCTTAAAGGATGTAGGTAGAGTCTTTGGTGTACCTTGGCAGGAGACACAGAAGGTAACAGACCTCATTATCCAGAGAGCATGGGGTGATGCTAGAGCATCTTATACTATTGAGGACACCTTTGAGCAGTTTGATGCAGCAAAGGAGTACAAAAGAAAGTATCCTGATGTTGTTAAGTATGCCATGAAGTTTGAAGGAAGGATAAGGCAAAGAGGTATTCATGCTAGTGGTGTTGAGGTTGCACCTTTCTCACTCACTGATATCATACCAATAGAAACAACAGGTCACGGTAAAGAGAGAGAAGTCATTACAGGCATTGACCACAGAGAGGCTGATGAGCTTGGTTTGGTGAAGATGGATGTGCTTGGACTTGCTACTCTAACCATAGTCAAGCAGACCATAGACCTTGTGAAAGAGAGGACAGGACAAGAGGTTGACTTGTATGGGGTTGATAGAGATGACTCATTGGTGTTTGAGAAGTTTACTGAGGGCAAGTGTGCTGGCATCTTTCAGGTCAACACAATAGGTTTTATCAAGATGTGTATGGAAGCTCCAATGAAGGATGTTGATGACTTGGCTGTTGTCCTGGCTTTGTATAGGCCTGGAGCTATGAGGTCTGGTCTAGCACAAGACTATCTCAAGAGGAGTCAAGGCAAGAGTAAGGTGAAACCTGTACATCCAATTTATGATGAGATAACTCAAGATACTGCTGGCTGTATCATCTATCAGGAGCAGGTCATGGCATTCTTCAGTAAGATGGCTAATTGGAGTGCCAGTGAAGTTGATGCTGGCAGGAGAACCATGGCCAAGTCCTATGGTGTGGATAAGCTAAATGAAGAGAGGCCTAAATTTATTGAGGGTGCTCTAGACAATGAAGCTTATATGGAAGGTTTGACAGATGAACAGAGGAAAGAACCAGAGAGTGTAGCCAATAGAATCTATGACATGATACTTCACTTTGGCTCTTATGGTTTCAACAAATCCCATGCTGTGGCTTATGCCATGATAAGCTATTGGACTATGTGGTTAAAGGTGCACTATCCAAATGAGTTTTATTCAGTGCTGCTTAGTAGAGAGCCAGATGATGATAACATCAGAAGGTTCATAACAGAAATGAGACAAGAAGGTATCAAACTTTTGCCACCAGATATCAACAAGAGCATGGCAGACTTTTCTCTGGATGCTGATGGTGTTAGGGCAGGTCTTGCTAAGATAAAGAATGTTGGAGAGAATGCAGTGGCAGCTATTCTTGAGCACAGGCCTTACAAAAGCATGGATGATTTTCTTTCCAGGGTCAATAGGAGAATTGTTAACAAGAGAGTCATTGCTAACTTGATAAAGGTTGGAGCCTTTAGTGGATGGTATACTGACAGGGCAGAGCTATTGGCAAAGTTTGAGGTTGCTGCTGGGAAGAAGGGTAAGAAGATTGATGATATTGAAGTGGAGGTAGAGCCTTGGGATGAGGAGACTTACATTAGAACAGTTGTTAGTATCTATCCCATACCAACAGAGAAGCATATCACAGAGTATTACACTGATGTCCTAGACCAAGTCATCAAAAGTTTTACCAAGATAGAGGATATGGAAGAGCATGTCAATGAGGTTGTGTATGAATGTGGTACTATTCAAGACATAAAATTCAATAGGGTTGGAGATTTTGACCTTAAGGAGAGGACAGATGAGCAGAAGAAGGCCTCCAAGAATTATGGTCAGAGGTATGCCAATATCAACATGGAAGATGGTACTGGCTATAGGAGACATAAGTTTTCAGTGGATGCTTATATGGTTCACCAATCTGTGCTGGAGAAAGGAGAAGGCACACCAGTAATTGTTAAGGCAAGGGTGGACAAACAAAGGGATATCAATTACATCTTAGACCTCACAGAGCTAGATGATTTCAGGGAGAGGTTGAGAGAAGGGATAGTATTAACCCATTTCCAGCAGTCTCTGATAAAGAATCCTCTGGAGCCTTATGCTCCTCTTAGAGAGGCCTATGACATACCTTATATAGAGGATTTGGATACAAGCTTAAAAAGTATCAAGATTATGGGAGAGGTTGCTTATGTTAAGGAATATCATGCCAGAAATGGCTTGATGCTCTTTGCTGGATTAGAGGATGAGACTGGATACTTTGATTTGATAGTGTGGGCAGATGCTTACGCTAAGTTTGAGAAGTATCTGAAGATGGGTAATTTAATTGTGGTTAAAGCTTCAAGGGTGAAAGATGGTAAGTATGCAGTTGACATTGGTAAAAATGATAGGATTGTGTTGGCCAAGACTATGTTAAGGAGGTTATAGTGAGTACATTTAATTATGTGGCAGAACATGTATGTAAGTTTTGTCATAGACCATATACAGCTTATAGCAGGACTTCTAGGTATTGCTTCAGGCATTCTATTACCAACAATAGAGGTCATCAAGCTATGAGGGCATGGCTAAAGGTTTGGGAGTCACACCCTGAAATAGCTATTGAGGTTTTGAAGGAGGTTGAGAAAGATGGAGCCAGACAGGTTGATTGAAAAACTTAATAAGCATTTGAGAGATGGTATTGCTATGTCTGGCATTGATACAAGGCTGCTTATAGATAGTATAAGCTCAAGCATTCCAATACTTGACATGGTGCTTGGTGGTGGCTTTCCACGTGGGATGATAACAGAGCTTATTGGAGATTACAGCTCAGGCAAGAGTTTGTTAGCTCTATTAGCAGTATCATCAGCACAGAAGGTTGGTGAGCTTGCTTGCTATATAGATGTTGAGAAGGCCTTTAATCCTTTGTGGGCCCAGTCTTTGGGAGTGGACTTGGGTCAGCTTATAGTGGCAAGACCTAATTCAGGGGAGGAAGCATTTGATGTAGCAGAGAAGATGGTCAAAGCTGAAGCTGGTGTTAGTGTTGTTGTACTTGATAGTTTGGCTGCTTGCACACCTACAGCAGAAGCAGAAGAAGAAATGGGCCAGCAGAGTATGGGCCAGCAAGCAAAGCTTATCAACAAAGGTCTCAGAAAGATAATAGCAGCCAATAGCAGTGCTTGCATGTTTCTTCTTAATCAGTTGAGAGAGACTATAGGTAAGACCTTTGGCAATCCTGAGGTGCTGCCAGGAGGAAAGGGTCAAGGCTTTGCAGCTAGCATCATACTCAGGGTGAGGAGAGGTGAGTGGCTGATAAAAGGTGATAGGAGAATTGGTCACAACCTTAAGCTTAAGACAGAGAAAAACAGAGTTGCTCCACCATGGCAAGAGTGTGAAGTGCCTTTCTACTACAAAGGTCTCATTGATAGGGAGGATGGACTCATCAGTCTTGGGCTAGAGCTTGGCATAATGGAAAGGAGTGGTGCATGGTACCAGTACAAAGATATTAGGGCACAAGGTAGAGAGAAGATGGCTATTGAGCTAAGAAAGAATCCCAAGGTGGTAGCAAAGCTCAGGAAGGAGATTGAGCATGGCTAAGAGTAAATGGCTTTGGGGTGTGATTGTGAATGGTGGGCCATGGGTCTGCTGCTGCTGTCACAAGTTAAAAAAGGGTTGGTTTGCTGTTAGGTTTGATAGAGCCAATAATGATTATGGCAGGTGTGATAGGTATGTCTGTAGAAGGTGTGCCAGGTCTATAGCTGGAAGGTATAATGAGTATGGAGATGGCAAATGATAACTTGGAGTGTTGAAGTTGTCTGTGACCAATGTGGCAGAGCAATACCTGCTAGTGTCAAGAGTGCTCACCATGCAAAGTCAGGAGGTTTTGAGTTATTAGATGCTAGAGGCTCTATTAGATTTGCTATTCATGTTGAGTTAACTGGACAGAATAAGGGTGACATAAAGGTAGTTGATGTGTGTTCAGATGTATGTGCTTGCCTTTGGATTGAAAACAATGCAAACCTATTGGTAAAGGAGATGTTAAAAAGGTGAATCTTAATCCTAGAAAGAGATATACAATACAGCTCAATTTGACAGGTAAGCAGTGGAATGATTTACTGTTTCATCTTGACCAGATTCACCACCTGTCTTATCCTGTTGATGTGGCAAAGGTGAAGATTAAGGATAAGCTTGGTAGACTAACAAGAGCATTGGGGGAGAAGGAATGAGTGACCAAGAGTATGGTTTTCTGATTCTGTTCTGTGTGGGCTTTGCTACAGGTGCTGGAGTTATACCATACAGCAAGGCTGTTGAGTTAATTGAGAAGGGAAGCATGGGTGTGGGAGAGGAGGAATGAGTATGGCCAAAGATGTGAAGATTTTTCTTAGTATGCCTAAAGAAGATTGGCAATCTGTTTACTTGATTCTACTGGATATAGATGAGTATCACCATATAGCTGTACACATTGTAGAAGAATTGAAAAAACAAGTGGGGTGGAAGTTGTGAAGGTATCAATAATTGATGAGGTTAAGGAAAAAGTTATTGAGCAAGAAAGTATATGGGGTAGCAACACAGAACCAGACAAGCTGAAAGAAGTATATGGATGGGGAGAGGTATTGGAAAGAGAATACAATAAGTGTTATCATGCTGATGATTCTTCTTATCTAAGAAAGCAGTTGATAGACTTAGCTGGTGTAGCAGTGTCCTATGCTGAAGCTCTTGATGCTTCTGGTGGAGAGGCAGGATGATGACAGACATAGAGAAGGCTGTTAGCAATATACTGACTAAGCTGGGGTACAAGTATTATGAGCAATGTGAATTCTATCCTTACATTGTTGATTTTTATCTCCCAGAATTTAGGATTGCCATAGAGGCTAATGGTTCAGTCTGGCACAATAAAAGGAGAGATAGAAAAAGGGATGTGAAGCTTATTGACAGATATAGCATTAGGGTTATTCACTTTGTGGATGATGAGATACTAAAGAGGCCTGACCTAGTTGAGCAGGCTATCAAGGATGAGATAGAAGCTACAATCTGTAGGAGGTTGTGATGTTCTGGTTGGGTTTTGGTATAGGGTTTGTAAGCACTGTGGTGGGGTCAGTTATAGCTATTGTTTTATTAACAGAAAGGCAGTCCAAAATTAAAACATGTGGTAATAGCTGGTGCAAATATACTTGGACTATTAACTGTCCTAAATGTGGTACTCTATTCAGGTATGGCTTTTGGGCAAAGACTTTGGGTAAGGATGAAACTGTAGCTTTCAAGTGTGTTAAGACTGTAGTTGGAGATGCAGAGCTGAGGCTTATTGAAGGGAGTAATTGATGAGAGAGTTTTGTTAAAGGAGGCACCATGAGCTGGAAGTGTAGTAGAGGAATTGAAGTGCACACTTGTCCTGTAAGGCACATTGTACCAGATGTGCTTCAAGAAGAATTTGAATGTAAGCTTGAAGAAAGGTGTTGTTTAACAGAGAAAGGTGTTAAGTGGATAAATGCTATAAGAGATGGTAAGTTTGATTGTGTACACTGTGCTTCAAAAAAGGAATGCAAAGGTGATGACCCTGAAGAGGATGTCTGTGGACTATGGGAGGAGGAAACATAGTATGGTAACAATGAAATTTTGGCAGTTATTTCTAATGTGTCTAGCTATTCCTATAGGTTGGATGATTGGTGAAGCAATAGTAAGGCTGGCAGAAAGGTTGTGGGGTAAGTGGCTATAAAGGATTTGCTGGCAAATCTACAGGATGAGACTAACATCTTGGCTATGTTAGATATGCATTTGGAAACAAAGCAGCAGATGAGAAAGCCTGATGGTTGCTTTCATCCTAGTATGGCTTCAAGGTGCCAGAGATATATCCAATATTATCTACAGGGTTATTCTAGAAGGCCTTTCAGTGCACAGACCATGAGGATATTTGACAATGGTACAGGAGTGCATGAAAGGATACAAAAGTATTTCACAGAGATGGGTATTGTAATTGAGAATGAGAAAAAGATGAAGTATACAGTCAAGACACCAGCCCCATCCATAACAGTAGTTGGCAGTGCTGACAGTATAGTCCAGATAAAGAAGAAACTTATTGTTGAGATTAAATCTTGCAATAGTTTTATGTATGTCAAGTTTGTGAAAGAGAAGGGGTCATTAGACCATAAGGTGCAATGGAACCTCTATAGTTATGGTCTTAAGATACCTGATGGTGTCTTCATCTATGAGAATAAGAACACACAAGAGATACACCCAGTACCAGTAAGTTTTGACAAAGCATTATTTGATGATACCATTAAGAAATTTAAGAGGGTTCAGAAGGCTATCAATGATAGCAGGTTAGTTGTCAGACCTTATAAGGGTATGACTGCCAAAGCTTGTCTGAAGTGTGACTACAAAGATGAGTGTTGGAGTAGGAGGTAATTGTGAACATGAAACCAAGGATGAGCTTAGAAGCTGTTGCTGAGATGGATAGGCTGATAAAGGGTGGCAGTGTAGGATTGGAATGGGGCAGTGGTACTTCAACAGTTTGGTTGGCTAAAAAGTCATCAGCACTGTGGAGTGTTGAATCTGATAACACTTGGTTTGTTAGGGTCAACCAGTGGCTTGCTCATGAAGATATTATGGATGCTCAAGCAAAGGTAAGATTCTTTCCACCTGACAAGGATTGTAATTCAACTGAGCCATGTTTTTATAAAGGTGTGTCTGATAGAGCTAGGTGTTATAGGAGCTATGTCAATTTTGCTGATGTGTTGACAGATGGTTCATTGGATTATGTTATTGTAGATGGTAGAGCTAGAGTTGGGTGTCTATTTATAGCTATGACTAAGCTTAAGCCTGGAGGACTTTTGGTGCTTGATAATTCTGAGAGGGTTGATAGGTATGGCTTGGCTATTAATGCTCTCAAATCATGGCCTGAATTTAGAACAGAAGGCTATGTGGATGGTATTTTCTGCAGGACTTCATTCTGGACAAGACCAGGGGATTGTACATTTGTTAGGAGGTTGGACAGGTGAGCAGTAAAAATTGGATTGAGTGGCCAGATAGAAAGAAATTTAAGACTTGGAAGAAGGCAGAGAAAGAAGCTACAAAACTAAGGAAGATAGGTACTGGGCCTGGCAAGATTTGTAGTGTGTGTGGTAAGGGATGGTATGAGCATAGCAGTTATGGTGAAATACTAGAACATGGTGTGTTGGCAAGAGCTGATGGAAAACAGCAATGGGTAAAGGTTTGAGCATTGGTACCTATAGGCTCCACAGTAATGGTCATGGTACATGGTATTGGAGAGTCAAGACAAAGAATGGGTGGAAGGATGTTCACAGGATTATTGCTGAGAAGAAGTATGGTAGAAGGTTACTCAAGGATGAAGTTGTTCACCATGCTGATGGGAATAGTCTTAACAACAGTCCAAGTAATTTGGTCATATGGTTTAGAGATGAACATGGTCTGCACCACTATTATCTGGATGGTGTGTATTATCCTTATGGAGACTGAGTAATGAAGTGCAGTGAATGCCCTGTGTGGCAGCCAAGCAAGTTTAATAATTATGCTTTTGGTTACTGTAAAGCCAAGGGTCATATCAGGCCTCCACAAAAGACCATAGCAGAGGTAGATGGGTTCTACAAAGAGGAGGTAACAAGGAATAAGAAAAAGACAAGACCATGGCACATTTGTGATGTTATCTTTGATGATGAAGAGGAGGAGAAAGTGGCACCAAAGAAACCAGCTGGTAAGAAACCTAGTGGAAAGAAAAAGCCTGAGAGAGAAGTCTGGACAACCAGACAGACTCTGGATGAAGCTATGGAGGAAGTAAGGCAGCAAGGAGTGCCTATACCAAAAGCCATTGATGGTCTGGATGAAGAGGATGTTTTTCCCAGCACCAATGATATGGAGTTTAGTGAGCTTGGTAAGCTCTTGTTCAAGTATGAGGCTCTGAAAGGATATGTGGCATGGCTTGCCAAAGTAACTAAGATTGAATTTAAGAATACGGTCAATGGTAAGAATCTTCTGCTCAAGAAAGAGGTGAACAGGATTGAGAAAGCCTCTGAGAAGAAAAGACTTAAGGACAGCATGGAGGCTCAAGCCATGGAGGACAATGTTAACATAGGTGCTTTGGCAAAAAAGGAGGCATCCCTAGAAGCAAAACTCATAATGTATGAAGGCCTCTTTGAAATTTACTCTGGTCACTGGGATACTGTGAGCAGGGAGATATCAAGGATGCAGGATGAGCACAAGACCAATATGTATGCTGGAGGTAAGTAATGGATAAGCCAATGTGGGTAGAGATAAGGCTGTTTGGTGCTCCTTGGAACAAGGTGAGTGTGATAAGAATGAAAGCTGACAGATACAATGAGACCATGAGTTATATGGAGCTGATGAATAGTTGGGGCTGTTTAGAAAGAAAGCCAACAGGATATAGGTACATAAGTATGAATGGTATGGTTGTCAATGAAAGGATTTATAACAAAGGTGTAAGAGGCTTTTTACAAAGGCTTTTTGGGAGGTAAAGAATGTATCACAAGGTTGTCTGTTCAATTGCTAAGTGTGTGGTTGGGATTGGAGCCTGGTTGGGTCTTACCTGTGCCATATTTATTAGGCATGGTACTCACACTGCACCTGATTGGTGGATAATTCCAAGTGTAGCTTGGGGTATCCTTTTAGGGCTGTGGATATTGGTTGATTGGTGGAGAGAATAGAGAGGAGAATGAGATGGGAATACAAGTTGAAAAGGGTACACTTGATGGGCCTGTGATGATTCTATCTGACACCTTTATGTATCCTGTTGCTATACTTCTATCAGGTAAGCATTGGGGCATAGTCAACCAGGCTCTAGTCTCCTACACTGGTCAGTATGAAGATGAGGCAGAGGACATAAGGCTGAAGCTTATCACTGAGCTAGAAAGGGTAACGGGGTGAAGTGGCTGAAAGCTCCTCTGGATTTAGGAGAGGCACCTAGAGGCTCATCAGGAAAAGGTGTGGGCTTTACTATTAACCAGGGTATTCTGTAGGCTTAGACAGGCTCTAAGAGCCTCTAGTGGACAAGGTAGAGAGGAGAAAATCAGGTGATAGCTGTAGGGATAGATACTAGCACCAAAGCTATAGCCATAGGGTGCTATGGTGGTACAAAGAAAGTTGACCACCATATCTATAGGTTGACTGGCAATAATCTTAACCAGCAGATGGCCGGAGCTTATAACTGTATGGAGCAATGGCTCATGGAAAAAAGAGTAGAAGGCAAACAGCTTAAGGTATTTATTGAAGAGCCAGTGTATGTGCAGAATCAGAAGGTTCACATGCAGCTATCTTGTATCTATGCCAGTGTGGTTTTGGCTTGTATAGGTTTCAATCTTTTCCCAGAAGGTGTACACAATAAGACTTGGAAGAAAGAAGTGCTTGGCAATGGTAATGCTTCTAAGGATGATATAGCTGCAAGGTCATTGCTGATGTTCAATATAGAGGGTGATTGTGAGCAGGACATCTATGATGCTCTTTGTGTAGCCAAGTATGGTTGGGGTGAGATGGGTGGATAATGTTCTAGTTAGTTTAAATGAGGATGAGCTTAGTGACCTTAAGTATGTGCTGACATTGGTTGCTAATATGCCTGTTAGCAATGCCACTGCAAGACCTTCTAGTATTAGCAAACATCTTTTGGAAGTTGTGGAGTCCAATACATATAGAAAGTTAGCACACAAAGAGTTGACTGTTAACAAGAATAGGGAGTCAGGTAGAGGTAGGAAGTATGATTATGATTTGGTTAGGAAATTGTATTCTGAGGAAGGTCTTACTCAAAGTGAGATAGCAAGGAGGATTGGTTCAGTACCTGGTACAGTAAGAAAGATATTGTTAAGAGAAGGATTAATAAAGTGATGGGAGGTGATAGTATTGAACACACAACTTCATATCCTTTGTAGGTATAGGGAAGGAGATGTATGCAAGGTGAGAAAGCCAAGAAAGAGGAAATGGTAAAATGGTATTGGAATCTAGTGGGGTATGCTGTAATAGCTATAGCTTTTGTAGCTCTTGTTGTAGCTTTGGTAAATTCAGATACCCTACCAGTAAAGGCAAAGAAGTCAGTCACTGCTAAGCACATTAGTCTAGTCAAGTCTTTCAAGCAAATCTCAGATGCCATATCAAGAGCAGCTTTTGTGTCACAGTGTGTTGCAAGAGATTACACATTCATAGATGCAAAAGTTATTGAGGAAGAAGGAGAGAGACAAGCTAGAGCTAAGCAGCAGATGGCACTTAAGCTTTCAGGAGGTGCTGAGAATACAGAGCTTGATAGCAATGGTCTCAATCCTAATGACCCTGAGTACATGAACAGGTTAGAGCACGATAAATGGTCTTGGGTTGTGGCAGAGCTAGAGAGACAGAAAGCTATTAGGGATGCAGAGATGGCAAGAGTAGAGAGGGTCACTAGGATACATGATTGGTTGACTAGTGAACAGGGAAGTCCTTATGCTGATTGTGCTGAGTGGATAGTGCATGAAGCTGATAGGACTGGTGTCAATGCTTATCTCTGTGTAGCTGTTGGATGTGCTGAGAGCTGTAGTGGTGTTGCCAATTGTGGAAGCTATAATGCTTGGGGAATGCTTGGTCATAACTTTAATAGTTGGGAGGATGCAATAACCTTTTGGTTTGATAACATGCTCAAGCATCCATCATGGGCTCCATGGCAGACTGGCTATGATATAGAAAAGCCTCCGGCTTATTGTGAGACCAATCAAGAGGAGTATGCTGCCAATGTAACAGGCCTTATCCATTCTATATCAGGGCAATAAATCCCAGAATGGAAAGTGCTAGCAGAAAGGAGATTGGTGAAGTAGAAATAAAAGCTAAGTAAGTAAAACAGGTGATAGGGTGTGAAAACTGTGGATGAAAATTCACACCCTATCACTTTTGTTTTTGTGCTGATAGATGGCTTTTTTGCTAGTACTGTTAAAATGCAAGGCTCTATTAAAGGATTTTTTTTGAACACCAAAAAAGCCATCTATTAACATGTTTTTTTGAGAGTCCATTTTTGGACTGTTTTCTTATTAAGCAGATAAAGCCATCTATCATCAGGATATTTTGAGGTGTGTTCCAAAAAAGCCATCTATTAAAGGGTGAAAAATTGTTAGGTAATCCTAACAGCAATTTTCTCCATGTATTAAAGGGTTAATTCTACTTACTACTTGTGATTATAAAAAATGGTGTTTTTAACTGCTGTTGAAAAATCTTGTTTTAGATAAGATTCTTAGCCAAAATCATCTATAATTTGAAAATTGGTGAAAATGGATTTGTGATTAAATAGGGGAAAACACAAAATGGTGTTATCAAAAAGCCATCTATTAACACAGAAATACACACAAGCAGTAGTAGCAAAATCTGAAGTACCAATTTTTATGATTAAATAGGGAAAAATTGGTGTTTTATGGGTGGTGAAAAAATTTTTTTCCTTTCATAGCCACAAAAAACAGACCAATTTTTTAAGGGTGGTTAAAGGAATGTGTTAATGCATGGGAAAAATAGAACAAAAAAAAATTTGCAGAATGTAAAAATTGTAAGAAAACTGTGAAAAAGGACTTCTCTGCTGACCACAGTGCTTAAATGACAGTTTTTGTGTTGATAGATGGCTTTTTTGGTGTTTTAGTGCTTATAACTACTCTAATATATATAGGCCAATTTCACCCCAAATCCAAAAAAGCCACGAGTGTGCCAGCTAAGGTAGAAGGGCACGAGTACCAAGCTCAATCTCTTCTGGTGCTGGCCAGCTGGAACCAAAGTCTGGCCAAGGTAGCTTGAAAGCTGAATAGCTGAAGTGTGGAGATGGAAGTCTCAAACACTGGCAAAGAATCCGAAAGGGAAGGACAGGTGAATGTCCTTCTCTCCTCCAGGGATGAGCTACTGGGGCTGATGAGGAAGCTCAAATAGAAAGGAGATTGAAATGAATGAGGTAAAAAGGACTTGGAGAACAGAGGATGGGACTTTGGCAGAGGAAGTTTGGATGCATCTGAGAAGCAAGAATCAGGCACTGAATCTGATGGAAGTATGGTTTGTCTGGGACATTGAAAAGAGCGAGTGGAAATTCTGGAAGTTTGCAGGTGGCCCGGTAGATGGTACAGATGAAATGGTAAGGCAAGCAGTAAAGATACAGAATCAGAATTAGACAGCTAGACCTTAGCAAGAATGAAAAAGGAGACCAAAATGAAAGGGCCACTTGGTACTAATATGGCTGTTGGTAAGAAGGTGAGAATTGGTAAAAATGTTAGCTGTTTTATCTGTGGCAGAAAGCTTAACAAGTCAGCTTACCAAATCTGGTATGGAAGTCTTAGACCTGGTTTGGTTGGTGATTGTTGTAAGAAAAAGGTTGAAGCAGATAAAGGAGGAAGGTCATGAAGGGTTCAAGAATAGCAAACACACATCCTACAAAGCTGAGCCAGACAATTCAGAAGATAACCAAGATGGTGGAAAAGCAGGGAGGTCAAATCTCTTCCAGCTATGATGACTCAGATGAGAACACTCAAAGGTTCTACATGACTGTGAGAGGCCTTTTCTTTTGGGATGTTGTCAACCCAATGGAGAAAGCTTACAGGCATGCTGGCCCAATCAAGTATGGAAGGAAGGGTGAGACTTACAACACAAAGAATGGAGCAGTCATCATAGAGGTAGAGGACAGGACAGAGCCAACACTAGTTGACATAACAATCAAGACAGCAAGCTTCACAGATTACAAGGAGATGATGTAAGGTGATGGAGCAATGTCCTAACTGTAAGAAGAATCTGACTGATTCATCAGATGCACTGTATGTTCAAATAACTCAGGTCTTGATAGGTGATGGTAAGCTTGATACTTCTGGTGAAGGTATGGTGGTTTTTACAGCCCATGATATTTCTGAGATGAGAACATCAGTTTGCTGCAAAGGTTGTGGTCATCAATTCAGAACAGAGCCATTTAGGTATGCTGTTAGAATGAAATGAAGGAGGTAGTTAAGTGAAGAGTCCTGAGGAGTCTGTACACACTCACTTGAATCTGACAGGAGACTGGGACACCTTGAGCAAGAAAGACAAGCTTGCTAAAATCAATAAAGACAAGGAGCAGCTTAAAGATAGGATTGATAGAAAGTTTAAGTCAGGTTTGCTTGATGGTCTAACTTACATGGACATGGAGCTTGCTGAGCTTAAGAGGATTGAGGTTGAGGTTAAGGCTGGAAGGAAAGTCAAGTTGAGCTTCACACCAATGGTGTGGAAGAAGAAAGGAGAGAAGTGATATGAAGTGTGACTACTGTAACAATGAGGCCACAACCACTGCCACTGCTGAGCAGTTAAAGGGTAAGGATGATGGGTTTGTAAGGCTTTTGTGTGATGAGCATGTTCATGTTCATGGAGCTATTGTTAATGAGAAGGAGTACAAGTTGTACTTTGGGACTGGTGGGTTCAAGTACAAGAGGCTTCACAAACTCTCTCCCAATGACACAGTCATAGTCAAAAGCAACTCCACACTTAAGAGCATAGCTGGTATGTATGGTAAGGTTTTGGAGACAAGGCCTGGTAGGCATGATGGAGCCTGGGCAAAGGTAAGGCTTCAGAATGGTAAGGTTGCTGACCTGTATGAAGCCCATCTTGAGTACATACCTCCCAAGAGCATAGTTTGAAAGGAGAATGAGATGGCAGCAAAGTCAGGAACCAAGGGCACAAAGGTAGTATCAAGTAAAGGAGAGAGGAACATGAAGGCAGCAAGCAGCAAGGTACAGAGCAAGAGCAATGCTTCCAAGAAAGGAGTCAAGAACATGACTCAGTTTGAGAGGTACACAGAGAGGTGGGCAAAGTTTGTGAAGGCAACTAAGGGTGTAGTCAAGGTTAAGAAGCACACACATTTTGCTGATGGTTCAGAGCTTATCTTTGTCAAGATGGCAGATGGCAGCTTTGAGGTAAGGCACTATACAGAAGGTACAGCTAAGAAGGCTTACAACATTGTGATAGATGGTGCCAAGGTAGCTGAGGCAGATAAGGTCTATAAGGAGTTCAGGGACACTGCCAATTACAAAGGCTGGTATGTGTATGCCTAGAAAGGAGAGATGTGAATGGTATGATTGAAATTGGAGACAAAGTAAAGGTGAAGCAGACCTATCATAGGTCTGCTGCTTTGATAGGAAAGGAAGGTGCTGTAACCAATACACTGGTTATGAAGTCTGGTTTGATTTGGATTGTGATAGACTTCCCAAATGGGGATAGTCATTGGGTCAAAGACTTCTATCTTGAAGTCACAAAGAAAGGAGACAGGAAGATGGCAAAGAAAGCAGCAACCAAGAGCAGCAGCAAGAAGGCAACCACAGGAGGTAAGAAAGTGACAACTAAGAAGGCATCTACCAAGAAGGCAGTCACCACCAAGAAAGTAACCACTAAGAAGAATGATGGTCTGACTCAGCAGCAGCGTTGGGATGCTAGGTGGAAGTTCCTTACTGATGCTGACAACTACATTGTCAAGATAACCAACCACCATTCGCTTCCTGATGGTAAGAAGCTTATGAGGGCAGAGACAATAGGTGGCTGGGAAGTAAGGCTGTACAAGGATGACACCTATACCTCTCACAAGGTTCTTTTCACAAGCCTCAAAGGGTCAGAGACCTTCAAGTTTTTCTCCCAGTATAAGGAGGACAACTATGACCTGCCCATGGTTGGAAGGCAGCTTCAGTATGGCAAGATAATAGACAGACTCAGCAAGGAGCCAGCTGCTAAGAAGGCAACTGCTAAGAAGGTAGTCAAGAAAGCAGCCAAGCCTACAAAGAAGCCAGCTGCTAAGAAGACAGTCAAGAAAGCAGCCAAGGCCAAGAAGTAACCTAGTGGTATCAAGAGGTAAGTGGAAGGGGCAGTTAGTAAGTCTGCCCCTTCTTCACATTAAGGAGGAGTCATGGATAAGGATAAGGTCATTGGTCTTTGTGAGAGTATCATATATGACATTAATGACATCAAGGTTAATGCTGAGTATGATAAGCCAAACTATGTTGACATAGCTGATTGCCTTAGCAGCACAACTAGCAGCCTTGAGGATTTGAGAAGTGTATTTGAAGAGTTGGAAGAGTATGGACAGGCTCTAGATGATGACATTAAGAAGGGTGGTGTATAAAATGGGTGATTGGAATGGTAAGATGTGTCCTTTGGCTTTGATGGCTGGAGGTTCTATGCTAGCTTGTGTCAAAGATGAGTGCCCATTCTTTCAGCCTGGTGTTGGTACGAGATACCATATGGTGTGCAAGCTTGCTGAGATTTTGAGTTTACAAGCTCAGCAGTTGTACCATCAGAGTAATGAGGTTGAGGTCAATATAAGTGAACCAATAACCATTACTTTTGATGGACAGCTACCTTTGGAAGGTCTAGTAAGTATCAGGACAAGGGAAGAATAGTAAACCCAGTAGAATAGGACACCTGATGGTGGGGTGGGTCTTAGGAAGGCTCACCCCAAATGTTAAAGGAGGAGAGTGTGGCTACAAAAATGATTACAAAGCTTGTGTGTCCAAAAGGGTGTAAGAGGAAAGCTGGTCAACCCATTGAATATAAGAGGCTTGGGTGGAAGAAAGCAAAGAGAACAGATGGAGCTGGTAGAAAAATAGCTGTGATGGTTCTTGCCACAGTTGATGGTCATTATACAACTTGGCATTGTCCAGTGTGTGGTACCAGACTGGAGAAGAAAAAAGTCAGAGAGACTATTAGACCAAGCAAGAAGGTTATGAGAAAGATAAAGAACAAGCGAGGAGGTATGGTATGAGTAAAGTAGCAACAGAAGCAGTTGTTAGAGCTTTGGTGGCTTTCCCTGGTAGTGAGATAGTTAAGGAGGACAAAATGGCAAATTTTAAGAAAGCAAGAGTAGCTAGTGCAATAAGTTATGGAGCAGGTTCCCATTTGGAAATAAGGGTTGACCTGCCTGTTGATGAGTTTTTGGATAGCTATAAGCTTCTGCATTCTATTCAAGAAAGCTGTGAGGCTATAGTCAAAGGATTTTATCCAAACCTCAAAATACAGCACCAGAGTCTCACTTGGGATGAAGAGAAGAATGAAAAGGAGAAAAGAGATGAAACTAGAGGTCAATGAGCAGAGAGAGTTTTGGGCATTTCTGAATTGGTTAAGTTGGTTTTATTCCATGACCATACAGAACACACAGTTTCTAATCTTCATGATGGCCTTAGACTTAATCCAATGTGATGCTTGGCCATACTAATGATAGAAGGGTGGAACACAATGGAGAAAGTCTGCTATGTAAATGTGCTTTGGAATAGGTTAGTGGCTGGCAATCTATCAATAAGTGAATCTAAATTGCTTTGGGCATTAACCATGATGATGGAGGTATCTGAAATGGAAGAGATAGAAAGTAGGACTCAGCCAATAAGAGCAGCCACAATCAAAGAAGGCTATCAACTACAGCCTGGTAAGAGATTCAGGTGCCCAATTCAAGGAGATGTGACAAGAGGAGAGTTTATCTCTTGTCCTTACAGGGTGTTTGGCAAGAAAGCTGAGACACCAAAGCAAGGAGGTTTCATTACAAAAAGATATATCAAAGAAGAACCAGAGAAAAGAGAGAGTCAAGTTGCTTGTGCTCTTGATTCAAGTGAAGGTCTCTGTTATGCCTGGGAAGATATTGTGATGGAAAGAAAGGAGAAGGAGAAATGAGGTCATCAATACTTCAATGGTTAGTAACTTTATCAGAATGGATTGAAGATTGGATGTTTAAGTGCATGAGTGATGAACAGAAGGATTGTTGGGATGAGGCCTGGTTTTTGATGTCTTGCCTGTGCATTCAGCTTCACAGAAGGAGGAAATAAAATGAGAGATTTGAGGTTTAAGTTTAAGCATATAGGGAGAAGACTGTTTAACTGTTTTAGAGGAAGACACCTTTGGACAACTGATGAAGCAGGTATTCTATTCTGTTTTGATTGTGGCAGAGATTATGATGAATGGATAACCTGTAAGAGACTAAGGTAAAAGTGTTTTATCCTAGGGTTCTGGCAAAGGAGGAAGTAAGATGATGGGAGCAAGTTATAAGACAAAGAAGGCCTTGAAGGAATCAATTGGTAAGCCTCTGGATTATATTGAGACTTCAGCCTTTGGGCCAGAGTACAAGGACAATGGAACCTTTCCTGTAGTTGGGCCTGACCCTTATACCAAAAGGAATTGGTATGCCACTGTGACCATGGAAGATGGACTGATAAAGAAGGTGGAATGATATGGCAAAAGAAAAGTATGAAGCTCCACCCCTTGAGTTAATCAAGAAGTTAGAAAAAGTGCACACTGACATGGGGCTGTATCCAAGGGTGGATTTAATCTCACAAGGTGTAGCTGAAATACTAAAGTGGATAAGGATGATGGAAGGAAAGAAGGTGAGTTGATATGGCATTAACAATGGTTGTGTTTAGTGGCAATTCATATAAGCAGGTAAAGGCCCAGAATGCTAATGCTTTTGTGATTGTTCAAGATGAGGAAGGAGGTGCTGTGTGTAAGATGTGTGTAGAGGGTTATAGTGTTGAGGTCATTTTTGGAAACAATGACAGATGGGAGTCTCCTATTCTAAGCAGCACAGGTTGTGATAACAGCAGTCCATCTGTTATTGTGAACAGGAAGGAGGAGCCATGAAGAGATGGATAACTGTAATGGTAGTCACTGTTTGCTTTCTACTTCTTCTGGCATCACAGCTGTTGGGAGGTATTGACAACAAACCAGAAGTAGTCATAGGCCCATGGGGGTCAAATATACCATCATGGGTACCATCTGATTTCAAAGTAGCCAAGGTACAGATATTCCCAGAAGGGTGTATGGGGTATGGCTTTGAAACCTGGATGGCAATATGTAATGCTGGGGACAAAGAGGCCTCTGTTATAATCAGAGCCATGGGAGACTCTGTATACTATCAGACAAATGCTTTCAAAGTAGCTCCACACCAAAGGATAACTCTGGACATGGATACATTTATCAGCAGTCCTGAGTCTATGCTTCAGGCTAATCCTGGTGTGTCCTTTGAGATGCTGTCAACCTCAAGTGATGTGTGTGCTCAAGAGTCTATGTATTGGAACAATAGGGCAGGTGGCTTTACAAGTACAGGTGTAGAGAGGAAGGGAGAATAGCATGGATGCTATAAGGTTGACATTGGTGGAGGAAGGAAAGAAAGAGGTAGTTAAAGAGATGTGCCTTGTTCACCTTTTCTTTCAGTACAGGGAGCTTCTGTACTTGTTCAAGAACAGGAATGTGGAGAAGGTACAGTTGGTGATATCTCCTCCTCCAGATGACACCAAGGCAGAGGAAGGCTTAGAGAGTTGGATTAACAATACTGTTGTGACTGTCGAGAGAATAGGAGAGAGGCCTTGCCCTGAAGGTAAGTGCTTTGTTCACCACCTCCTAGTTTTGGAAGAAGCTCTGCTTGAAGAGATGAACATCCAAGCAGACAAAAACTGACTGACCATAGGTTCTTTGCCAAAGCTATTCAGCTAGAGCTACTGTAGAGGCCTTCAGGCTTAATCTGGAGGCCTCTTTCATTTGGTATGGTAGTATCTATCAAGGTTAAGCTCCTCTCCTCTTAGAAAGCCTCTCTGGGCCTCTCCTAACAGCTGAATCCTGTGTGAAGTAGGGTATCTGGGGCTGATAGTTGGGGAGTGAAGCCAGGAGAGGCTGTCTAAGCTGATAAAACCACAGTGTGTGGGTAAAACTATGTAGACTGATATCTCTGGCCTTCTAGGTGCCTCTCCTGGTCTCTAAGGTATGTTTATGGGGTTATTGACTAATCCTGATTCCAATACCTATTAGAATCCCTGTTTAGAGCTTGACCTGCTTCAGGTCAAGAGAAAGTCTTTGGTTTGCTGCCAAAGACTTTTAACCAACCCAGTATAATATCTCAGAGGCTCCAACCATCTACCAACATGAGGGTTGCCTAAATGAAAAGGAAACTGTGGGGAAACTGTAGGAGGAAGAAAGCAAGAAGTTGATATCAGCTTCTGTGTTTAGGTTTAGAGAAAGTTAAGGAGTATCATGCCAAGAGGTCTAACCAAGTCAAAGCTAAGTTACAGTGAGAGAAAAGAGCTTGCCTTTGACATGTTTGCCAGAGAATGGAAGAATGCTGACATTGCTAGGAAGATTGATGTAACTCCAGAGACAATAGCAAGCTATCGTAGAGAGTGGGAAGAAAGAAAAGAGGAAGCAGTCTACAGTGACCCCAATTATCTCAACAACATAGTGCAGCACACATTGGAGAGAGTTGAACAGCTGGAGGAAGTAATAAGAGAGTCATGGAATGCTGCTGACAAAACTCTGAATGAGAATGCTAAGGTTGCTGCCCTGAGAACAATCAAAGATGCTATCATGGACATAGCCAAACTACAAAGGCTAACTGATACCAGGATAGAGGTTATCAATAAGACTGAGCAGGCTTATCAAGTCCAGCAGGTTATCCTTGAGATGCTTAACATAGTTGTCAAAGACTGTCCAAGGTGTAGGCAAGAGTTGGCAGTTAGGTTGGAAGAGGCAAGACAGTTAAGAGAAGGCCCAAAGCTCAAGGAGCTAAATGCCTAGAGAAAAAGAGTACAGTCAGCCTAAGTCAAAGACATCTCTACCTAACAGGAGGTGCCTTGTCTGCAAGAAGAAGCTTAGCATATATAACTCAACCAACTACTGCTCACAGCATGGTACTATGTCAGGAGCATCAGCAAAGCAGATACTAGGCAAACAGCTTAGGAGCACACATGGGTAGGTGAAGGGCTTGCAAAAAAACTCCCAGGGTGGAGGAAGTAAAAGAGGATAGACTTTCTAATCAAGTATCTTTTATAAAGGTTAAGGAGGTAACATCAGTTGGAAGAATCAGAAGAGATAATGCAAAAGTTAACAGAGGCTTTCAGCCACCTTGGGTTAAGCCTTAAGAGGTTTGCTGATATGTTCATCCCTATAGCAATAGAGCTGTATGAAGCTCTACCTCCTGAAGTAAGGATAGAGATACAAGAGATGTTTGATGTTGTGGAGGAAGAAGAAGTAGAAGGCTTCACATCTTCACAAGATACAACCCTAGAGAAGATAAGACAGAATGCAGAGTACAATTAAAAAAATCCCCAGGGTAGGAAAAGGAATAGGGAAGGAAGACAGAGGCTTTAACATTCTAGCAAAAAACAAACTTGTGGTGGGGAGAGGGAGAGAGATAGAGACTGCTACTATGTACTTACATTACAGGTAGATAGAGAGAGAAGAAAGAGAAAGGGAAAGGCAGAGAATGATAGAGGAAGGGACAGAGGAGATTGGTGGTGAAGGGGTGGCACATCCAGCCCAGACCTATGGCCATTGTATTGGTAGACTTATTGGGGATGATTGTAGTGAGGGCAGCAATCAGGCTCATATACCTATGGCTTATATACCACAGGAGACTACAGGAGAAGTGTGGAGAGGAGAGGAAAAGGTAAGGCCTATACCTTACCCCAGACCTAGAGGACAGAAGCTCTTAGAGCTTCACATACCAACACTATCCCTGACCCTGCCAGGGACTGAGATAAGAGATAACAGCACAAACAATGAAGCAATTAAAAAGTTATTGACAGAAGAACAAGCAAAAGAATGTTCAAAAAGCTTCATCAATTACCCTGACCCCTCACAAGTTTTACTACAAAAAATGTTTAAAAATGGGATGGGGGCACCCTCCATTTTATGTACAGTGAATCCTAGCAGCATTTGTTCAAAAATTGCAGCAAAAGGAATGGGCCTTGGGACTTTTTGACACTAATGAAGAATTGATGGACTCAATAGAATCTTATGAAGAGGTTGTGAGCCCTACCAATAAGAATGTAAGAGAGTATTACAAGGACAAGCCTGTGGAGCTGGCTTGGGACATGTTTGGTTTAACCTTCCCAGCCAAGCCTGTTCCCACAAGTGGGCCTGGTTTGAGAGAGTTGGTTGAAGATGTGTGCACCCTGAAGGTATTTAGGGCTGCTGTACAAGCTCCACGTGGTGGTGGTAAGAGCCTTGGGTTCAGTTACATTGAATGGTTCATGAATTTCATCCGTAACTTTGACTGGTTGAACCTTGGTGGCTCTGAGTATCAGGCTAGAGCTGTCTACAAGTACATGACTCAGTACATCAATAGCAGTGATGAGTTTAAGAAGTTTTATGGCGAGGTGTTAAGGAGCTACACTGAGAACAAGGATGGAGCTTGGATAAGTGTACTAGCTGCCTCCTCTACCTCTACCAGGTCACCACATGCTGGTGGTATCATCATCAAGAAGCGCAAAGGTGAAGAAATAGCTATGGGTGGTAGAGGTGGAGGCCTTACTATTGATGAAGAATGTGAGGCAGATGAGGAGATTGTCAAGTCTGCCATTCCTACAGTCAACACTGCTGACCCATCTGTAATAATGAGAGGTTCTACTTTCCACCGTTTGGATGGTACCTTTAAGACTCTTGTGGACAACTGTGGTGACATGGGTTACAAGCTTTACAAATGGGACTGCTTTGACATCTGTAAGGCTTGCACTTATGACTGCTCTACCTGCTACAAGGACTTTCGAGAAGACATCTATGAAAAAGACGAGCTTGTACATGAAGCTTACTGTGGAGGCAAGGCTAAACTGAGTGCAGGATGGATGAATGTTGAGGAGATATTCCAGGCATGGAAGGAGTGCCTGTTTGACAGAGACTGGTTTGAAGTTGAAATGATGGGGTTGAGACCTTCTTCTGCTGGGCATGTAGTTAAGAACATGACAAAGTTTAACAAGGTGTGTGTTGTGCCTGACCTTCCTCCAGCTTCTGGCCACTGTACTATCACTATTGACTGGGGACTAAGAGGTGAATGCTGTGTACAGGTTTGGCAAGAACAGCCTCTAGCTATTTGTGCTCTGCTGGAGGATGAACACTACACACATCAGGAGTCTGAGACTTTCATTTATGAAGTAGTAAGAGGCTTTGGAAGAATGTATCACACCAACATGGTTGCTGCTGACTCATCTCACCCTTACTGTAATGCTACTTTAGCCAATGATGTCAGGTACAGGATGCAGGTAAAAGAGGTCAACTTCCAGACAGAGAAGGATTTGGCTGCAGGAGCTTTGAATGCCAAGGTTGACATGGGCCTTGTGAGGATACCTATGAGACACATAGTGACTATTAAGCAGATGAGGAATTGGAGAAAAGAGCATGGGAAGATTAAGAAGGGTAATGACCATGGGTGTGATGCTGCTCTTTGTTTCTTCTCCAAGTTTAGACCAGAAGACATGATAAGACAGCAGGTGAGAATAGTACCTCAACCAATAAAGGTTGCCTAAGGAGGAATCATGGCATTGTGGGGAAGGAAGAAAGAGCCAGAGCCTAAAGTCAAAGTGGAGCTGCCACCTCAAAGGGTATCTGTAGAAGATGACCAGGACTTACTGGCATACTCACACTACATCATAGAAAGCTATGCCCCAATGGCCAACAAGCTTCCTTTTGAGCTTTATGACTATGTGGAGCTATTGGCTATGTACAACCCTGACTTTAACCAGGCTGTTGACAACATTAAGAACCTAGCCAACCCAGGCTTTAAGATTCTAGCCAATGCTGCTCAGGAGTCTAATGCTCAAGCTTTCAGGGACAGGATAAAGCAGAAGAACAAAACCATCAAACCAAGGATGGGTGGCTTCCATGGCATAGCCAATAACCTAATCAGACAAGCAGCTGTGTATGGAGCCATGTGTGGTGAGTGGGTTGTGAATAAAGAGATTAGTGATGTGGTAGATTTTGCCTTTGTTAACCCCAAGTCTATAAGGTTTTTCTGGGACACAGAGAAGAATGACTGGCATCCATATCAGAAAGCAAGTCTGACATCAGCACCTACAGAGGCTAACAAGTTTGGATTCATCAAGCTCAACACAACTACCTTCTATTACCAGACTGTCTATACCATCAACAATAACCCTTATGGGATACCACCTCTCATAGCAGCCTTAGAGCCTCTGAGCATACAGCGTGAGATGATAAACAACCTTAAGTCTATCACCAAGAAACTTGGTATGCTTGGTATACTGGAGGTTACCATTGAGAGGCTGCCACAGATGCCAGATGAGACTCCACAGGAATACATGTCAAGGTGCAATTATTTCCTTACCAATTACCAGACTCTTATCAAAGACATGGTAAATGAAGGTGGTGTTGTGCACTTTGATGACACCAAGATTGGTAACCTCTCTATTGCTGAGAGAGTACAAGGAGCAGCAGACATCTTCAAGCTCAATGAAGAGCAAGGCTTTTCAGGCCTCCATTCACTCCCATCAGTACAAGGTAGGAGCTACAGCACCACTGAGACTTATGCTGGTGTTGCTTATGAGCTTTTGCTTAGAAGCATGGGGGACTTTACATCAGCTGTCAAGTACATTCTAGAGCAAGGCTGCTGGCTGATGAATAGGTTGTGGGGTACTAATGTTGGTGACATAGACTTTGTATTTGGAGAGAACAAGTCACTCAATCTTCTCCAGACTGCCCAGGCTGAGGCTATCCTTCTCAACAATGACATGTGGATGTGGGAGAATGGTATGCTTGACCAATCACAGGTTGGTCAGAGGCATGGCATAGACTCTCCTGTGAGAGCTATGGAAGCTCCAGTTGCTCCTCCTGAACGCGGTGGTCAGACAATGGCTGCTCAAGTGGCAGAATCCATTTACAAGAATGCCATCAATGTAAAGCTTGGTGACCACAACCATGACCCCAACACCATAGGTAGAGATACCAGAGCTGAGTATGCTAACAACTTGATAAGTATGTTTAAGCCTGTAAGGACTTTGGCCAAAGAGCTTGTGGAGGAAACTGTGGAGAAGCTTTCATGACTCCTTCCCAGCAGGAGAATATGCTCAAAGCTTTAGACAAATATTTAACTGATGCTAGGGTTGAAGCTGAAAGGATAGTGAAAGACCAATACATGGTAGGTAAGCACACTGTTATGGACAGTGTGTATCCTGGTCTTAGAGGCTTCATGAGTGACCCTGAGAAAGTTTTTGCCAATGGTTTGGTTAGAGGCAATGTTGACCTTATCAGTGGGTTCAGCAAAAAGTATCTTGGTGAAGTAGAATCTCTTACTAGGCAAGCTTTAGAAGGCAACATCAGTCCTAATGACCTTATCACAATGTTCAATAAAGCTGACCTTAAGTTTGCTAGCAGTGCTAAGGTGGTAGCTTATGACCAAGTTGCTAAGGCACAAGAGCTTGGGAGGAATACAGAGTATGCTCAGTTAGGAGTTGAGTATGTAGATGTCTCTGTAGCTCCAGATGCTTGTGAGATATGTCAGAGCAAAGTCTCAGACAAACCTGTCCATATCAGCGATGTAGATAACAGACCTCAGTTTCATATTGAATGTCTTTGCTTTGACTTACCTTCTACAAGTGAAGCAAAATCAATAAGAGCTGCTTGTCTGGCTTCCATGGAGGAGAAGTCTGCTAGCAATTACTTGACCAAGCCAGCTGACTACACACAAGTGCTTTGCAAGATGGGTGCTGATGGTGGTGCCTGTGAAGCTTGGTCAAAAGAATCTGATTTGGATAAACCTATGACACTTGACCAATTTGATAAAGTAAATAGTGAAATGAAACAAGGCTTTGATGAGTATTACTCAAAACTTAATGATGCTGACAGAAGTTTAATTGGCCAGTATCAAGAAGGATATATTGGCAATTCTAATTATGTTGACATAAATGAAAGCATAAGCAAATATGGTTATGATAAAACTATGGGAATGCTGGATTCTGAAACCAGAGCAGCTTTTTCAAGAATTGAAGAATTGGTTGATATGGGTAAGCTGCCTCATGACATGACTTTGTTTAGAGGTTTGGGGTGTTCTGATAGTGAAATAGCTAACATAGGCAAAATGATAGGGACATCATTAGACAATCCAGGTTTGATGGCAACAAGTATTGATTCTGGTCAGGCAGCAGGCTTTCCATCCATGTTTTATGAAAATGGTTATTTGCTTCAAATTTCAATTCCAGAAGGAACGCCAGCATTGTTTGCAAATAGCATTACTACTGGTGAAACAGCTGAAATATTTGAGTCACAGCTTGAAGTGTTATTTGGGTGTGGACACAAATTGAAAATAATTGACATTGTTCTGAAAGAGATATATGTGCCTGGAGGTATGGGTGGAGGTACAGAGACCATGAATGTTGTAATTGCACAGTTGGTAAAATAATGAAAGCTGAAAACACACAGAGTATAAAGTTGGTTGCAGATTGTGCTACTTGTAGGCACAAATCAATTTACTTTACTACTTGTAAGGCCTTCCCAAATGGAGTACCAGAGCAGCTTCTATCAGGAGAGTTGAATCACAGAACACCATTCACTGGAGACCATGGAATAATGTACAAGCCAGTCAAGAAAGGAGACTGATAATGGCTAAGATAATTACAGTTGGCAGTGAAGTGAGGAAGTCTAGTTTTTGTCCTCAATGTAGAAAAAGAGTGCCTAAAGAAAACAGGACTGATAAAGGAGTAAAGTGTCCACGTTGTGGATTCTTCAAATGGGCTGAATTTGACAAGTATCCTCCTTTTGCTCCAATACCTGTACCTACACCATTGGACAAGAAAGAGTCAGAACAATTCCTTGACAAGCTCAGTAGCAAAAAGCCTCTGGTAAAAAAGGAAAAAGTTGAAGAGCCTAAGTCAGTACCAAAAGCCAAGTCAATCCAATCAAAAAGGATGTACAAGGGTGACAAAGATAATATGGGCTCAAGATAACACACTTGTTAACAATCCAACAGGTGGAGCAGAGGCAACCAACCAGACTCTATTGAACCATTGTTCTTGGGAGTATGAAGTTGTGACTCCTGGTACTCTTTTGGATGTAAGTCAGCTCACAGGCAAGCTACTTATAACCAACAACATTAAGTTTTTTAGTAGTCAGCAAATAGAGTGGATGCTTGAGCAGAAGAGGATAAGGTTTGAACATGACTACTGGAACCTTGTAGAGCCTTCTCATGCCACTTACAAAAAGGCTATGTGGGAAGGTAGTGTGCTTAATATCTTTCTCAGTCCTGCTCACTTTGAATCTTACAAGAAACAGCATCCAGACATTGAGTTTCATGATGTTGTCTTTATTCCATCGTGTATAGATACAAAGCTCCTAGTCCCATCTGAATCTAGGAATCAAGATACAGTTTGGATTGGTAGTGTAACCATACACAAAGGCTGTTTAGATGCACTCACTTGGGCAAAAGCTCATGGTACTAAGCTTCACATTTATGGACACACAGATGGTGGAGATTATTGTCAGCAGATATTAAAGCACCCTCATGCTTGCTATGAGGGCACTAGGACAAACCACGAGATGCTACAGATACTTTCTGCAGCTAGAAGGTTTGTTCACTTTCCTGTTTGGGTAGAGCCTTATGGTAGGGCTGTTGCTGAGGCTAGACTGTGTGGTTGTGAAGTTGTACTTGGTGACAAAGTAGGAGCAGCTTCTTACCCTTGGTGGAATGAAGACACAGATACTGTTAGAGCTATGCTGGATGAAGTGCCTAATGTGTTCTGGAAAGAGGTTGAAAGTGCAATTTGATTTTGGATTAGAGACTCTAGTTAAAGATATGTCAGAGTTTACAGGCCTGAGCTATGATGAGACCATGGTGCTTGTTGACCCTGGGAGGAAGGATAATTCAAAAACTTGGGATGAGTTTGGCTTTATTTCTCCCCAGTCTCTATCTGAGACTGTCTTCTTCAATAGAGTTTGTAGGCAATTCTTTTTTGAGTGTGCATTGCATCCACCATGGCATGAGCTGGTTCACATTCCAGAAGACTCTAAGGTATTGGACTATGGGGCTGGTATTGGCACAGATTCTCTGTGGCTATATACCAACAGTAGACAACCAGTTTACTTTGACACCAACTTACTTGAATCAGAATTTTTTAGGTGGAGGTGCAGCAAGTATGGCTTTGACATTCCAATTGTAGCTCCTTACTGTGGTGTAAGGTTTGACTATATAGCTTGTGTTGGCTGTGAAGGCCCATATAAGGCTGTGGTTTTTAGGGATGTCCTAGAACACATACCTGACTATAAACTGGTCTTAGAAGGCCTCTCTGAGCTTCTCCTGCCAGGAGGATACATGTTTATACAGGCACCTTTTAGTGAATCCTGTGAAATAGGAGTCCATATGAAAGAGAGGTGGTCAATTGCTCAATGGATGCTAGAGAATGACTATACAAGATTGACTGATATAATTTGGCAGAAAGGAGATTGAAATGATACCTTATGGAATCCTTTATGGTCTTGGTGCAGGTGACTATGCTGGTGGTATGGATATGGATTCACTTGATTCAGAATTGCAAGGAAAACTATTCAATGTTTCTGCTCTGAGCTATGTCTATAGTGTGAGTCTAAATTCTGGACACAATTACATCACAGGATAGATTATGAGTTTCTTGAAGGAGTATTGGCAAGCTAACTGTTACAAGCACCTTACATGGAGAGGGGTGCCTGTATGGAAGATGCCATCTGACTTGCTCATTTATCAGGAGCTTATTGTTAGCTGTGAGCCAACTTGGATAATTGAGACTGGTACATTCAAAGGAGGTTCAGCTTTGTTCATGGCTGATGTCTGCAGCCTGATTGGATGGGGAAGGGTAATTACTATTGATACAAATCTTGAGCAAGTAGAACCTCTTGTAAAAAAACACAAACTGGTCCATACAGTTCAAGGAAGTAGTACTGACCCTGATACTGTTGAGTTTATCAAAGCCATTGTTAAAGCTGATGACTGCCTTGTTGTTCTTGACTCTAGTCATTTTGCTACTCATGTCATTAAAGAATTGGAAGCTTACCAACAGTTTGTTAGACTTGATGGTTACCTGATAGTTGAAGATGGTTACCTTGGCACTGCTATCAATGAGACTGTTGTTGGAAAGGGTGAAGGCCCAGCAGCAGCTATTCATAATTTCTTGTCTAGCAACAGTGATTTTAGAATAGATAAAGAGTTGTGTTCAAAACATTTGGTGTCCTTTAACCCTGATGGATATTTGAGGAGGGTCAGTGAATAAGAAAATAGCAATCAACTTTATTGCTCCATACATTGCTGCTGATGGCTATGGTCAAGCTGGGTGCCAGATACTTCTTGGACTTGATAAGCTTGGTGTTGATATCTATCCCATACATGTGTGGGCACAGTATACCAATGAAGACTATCTGCCACCTAGAGCATTGGAGCTTTGTCAGAGGCCTTTTGAGGTTCAAGATATATGTCTGTACTTTTGTCCACCCATGGCAGACATTGGGCCAAGAGGAGGTAAGCAAGACCAAATAGTTATCAACTACACAATGTTTGAAACAACTAAGATACCTGACTCATGGCCTCCAAGGTTGAATAATATTCATGAGGTCTGGAATCCTTCTCAATGGGGTGTTGACATCTTTCAAGAGTGTGGTGTCAAGACTCCAATAGAGATTGTGAATTTAGGAGTTGAAAGA